ACGGATGCACGGCGATTCTCCGTTAGCGCTGAGCATGACGCTCAGCGAGCCAAGCGATAGACTTCACTCCCACATGGACGACACCCAAGAACGCGAGCGCTTGAAAGCCTCGCTGCGAAATACCCTCAAGCTGATGGAGCAGATGGGCTCCGACCGCCACATGCTTCTCGATGTGATGCAGGAGGTCGTCAACGAGGAGCGCGCGCGAGCTGTCGAGGCAAGCGGAGTCCGGCCGTCCGTGGGCGCATCCAATAGGATGACTCCGCTCGCCTCTGATACGAAGAGCGGCGAGAGGGCCGAGGCCCGCACGACCAAGAGAAAAAAAGTTAGACGGTAACGGAATCGGTCGCCTTGCTCGTCCTTCCTCCCAAGGAGACGAGTCCCATGTTCCTCGCGTTAGCGGGGATGAAGCAGACGGAATCGAATGGGCCGGCACAAAAGCAAGATCGGGACTCGTCTCCCCTCCTCTCGTAAAAGCTCCCGATGATTCGCGGCAGTGACGATCCACGCTGGCGCGCGGAGCGCATACGCCGGCTCAAGAAGTGGGACGCGATCATCAGGAAGAGACCGGAGGGACCCCCACCGAAGGGACCCAAGAAGGGACCCAAGCGGAAACGTCCGAAACGCCGAGCAGCGAGGGGACCTCGATGAAGAAGCCCGAAACGATCGACATCGCCCTCCTCCTCGCCGTGCTCGCACTGCTCGTGATGCTGGCGACAGGAACGTGGCAGCAGGCGATCAGCGCCACGCACGAGCTAGGTGAGCTTCGCGATCCCCCCGCCCACCACGAACTGATAGATCATGATGAGACACACGAGCCCGAGCACGACGAGAACCACCGTCTTCACCGGCTCGGGAAGCGGCAAGCGGGAAACGCCCCACCATAGCAGCGCCATCCCCGCAAGAACGATAAACACCACGATCAACATCGTAATCACGCTTACCTCCTTCCAACGCTGAGCACGCGCTGAGCGATCTTCGGGAAAAATGAAATGTGAATAACCGTGCAGGTGCGCGGGTACCTGGCGGCCGGCGCTCGCTGGCGCGGGGTTGTGGGGTTAAGTCAAATCTGCTGCGTTGCGTCGGGATTATGTCGAGGGACCCGACCGCCTGGCGAGCAGAATAGGTAATGTCGCGCTGCGCTCGTGGCAGTCCGTGGCACTGCATCGCATCAATCCCTTCTAGATCAATAGCTTGCGCGCTATGGCCCGTCCCCCCGAGGGTCAAGCGCACCCAAGCGCGGCGCAGCATGGCCCGGCGCGGCCGCTCTCACGCGTGCGCGCACGAACGCGGCGCCCTCGGCGCCCTGCTCTAGCGGCGCTTCGCGAGCGGTCACGGTCGGCCCGACTCCGCCGCGGCGCGCGCATTCGCGCGCTCGACGTGCATCGATGCTGCTCGCTGGACCGCTCCCGCTACCGCGCCCTCGCTATCGCGTCGCGCGTTCTCAGCTCGCCGGCTCAAGCTCTCCCGGTCCGCCGCGCTTTGAGCCTTGAGCATCGTATCGGGCCGGTGTGCGATTGCTGGCAATGCTGGCGCGCTCTCCTCGATCGGCGCATGCGTCGCGAGCAGCACCACAAGCTTCTCGACGAGATCGCGTCGGACTTCTTGACGCACTCTGACCTCGGCAGTCAGCTCGGTATGCACTTCGCGCGGCAGGACTCGGCCGAGTAGTCCCAGGAATGGGCCAGGGTTCTCTATCGCCTGTCCTGCTAGGTAATCGACCCCTCCCGCCTGCATCAGCGCTTTCAGGGTCATCGCGCGGAGGTCTGGCATCTGGTTCGGGGTGCCACGCTGGCGCCCGCCGCGACGCTCGCCGGGTCTGCTGCCTTTACCTGCCATCGATTGCTACTCGCTCACGCATATAGATAAGGAGTCGATGCACGCTCAGCGTGCGCTCAGCATCGCCCTAACACGTCACAAAGTGACGGAAATCTTGACACTTCTTGTCACCCCTCGAATTCGCATCATAGCAAATTCAGTTACTTAGCGACATGGCACGTATCGTGCTTATCTAACGGCAGGGTGGAAAATCCACCCTAACCGAGAGAGCAGAGCACAATGGCTAATTCCTACGAATCGATTCAGCTCGCGCGGCTTGTGAGTTGGATTCAGTCCCACGATTGCCATGCGCACGTCACACCAGACGGTCGCATCTGCATCGGGGGTCACGCGATCGAGGGCGATGGCTCGCACTCGACGTGCATCGATTACGTCCGCACGTATCAGCAAGCGCGCGACGTACTGGGTTACTGACGGGGCTTCATCAGGGCGCCCGTCCGCGGGTTCCCTCATGAATCCCCCGAATCCACCAAAGGGAACAACGCAGATGCACAACAACTTGCACAACTTCACGCGCGGCGCGGCGCTCAACGCCAGCACGATCGCGCGCTATCTCACCCCGATGGCAGACGACCGTATGCGCGCGCTCGCACCCTCGGTCTTTGCTAACCGGCCGCACGAATCACGCTCGGAACGCTACGCGTACATTCCGACATCGACCGTGCTGGCCGGTCTGCGCAACGAAGGGTTCGTTCCGGTTTCGGTCCAGCAGTCGCGCTCGCGCACTCCCGGTAAGGCGGAGTTCACGAAGCATCTCATCAAGCTCTCGCGAGCGGATGTCACGAGCGTGCGCGTCGGTGACTCCATTCCCCAGGTCTGTCTGGTGAACAGTCACGATGGAACGAGCGCTTACAAGCTCTACGTCGGTCTGTTCCGGTTCGTCTGCTCGAACGGGCTCATGGTGTGCGATGGCTCGTTTGACTCGATCACCATCCAGCACACCGGCAACGTGCGAGACGAAGTCATCGAAGGTAGCTATCGCGTCATCGAAGCCGCAAAGGCTATCGGCGATCGCGTCGACGAATGGCGCGGCATCACGCTCGACACCGGCGAGCAGATGGCGCTCGCGACTGCGGCTCACCAATTGCGCTGGGACGGCGCGGACGATGAGAAGCGCGCGCCGATCGAGCCGGCCGCACTCCTGACCGCGCAGCGGCACGAAGATAACGGCGCGGACTTGTGGCGCACGTTCAACCGAGTTCAGGAGAACACCATCAAGGGCGGCCAGCGCTACACGCTCCCGCCTGCACAGGGTCACTTCCGCCGCAGACGCATGCATGTGCGTGAGGTCGCGGGCATCGATCAGAACACGAGTTTGAATCGTGCGCTGTGGACGCTCGCCGATGCACTCAAGAAGCACAAGACGGGTGAAGCGCTCGCCGCGTGATGGCTTAGCGGGCGCCTCGGAAATCCGGGGCGCCCCACCAAGCTTTCACAACCGAGGGTCACGACGATGACGAAGTCACAGCGCTATTACTTGACGGTCTGTGCCGGGGAAATCCCGCGCGACTTCCGTCACGGAGGGTATGACCCCTACGACACCGCGGCGAGTTGGTTCTATCTCGCGCTCGCTGCCTTGGGTCGCAACCATGCCGCGTGAAAAAGCCATCGACAAGCTCTCGGACTCCGAAGTCCTAGCGCTTTCCCTATGGATCACGGCCAGACCGCGCTCGTGGCGCCGCGACCTAGTGGCCGCATTCGAGGTGAGCGGCCAGGGGGTCACCGGATATACATCCGAGCTTCAGCGCATTCGCAACCGCCTCGGCGCGTCATTCCTTGCCCGCCTCGATACCGCGGAGGTCTTGAAGGCCGGTGAGGCAGTAGCCAGGGCGCGCGCGGGCAAATAGAGTGCCACTCATGTCAAAATCAAGACCAACGACCGAATGGGCAATTTTCCGCCAATGCCATCGAACCTTCGAGATGAAGCGCTTCACCCCGACCGTCGATGGCAACGCGCGGGTATTCCACTCGCACCGCGCGGTGCGCGACTGGGCCTATGACAACGGCATCGCGGGCCAGCGCAATAGCTATGTCACGTTTCGACAGGTCCCGCGCAGCGCGGCGCCTCACACCACAACCGATCACGGAGTTTGATATGGACCCGGAAACCTGTCTCGCCGAATTGCAAGCGCTCATCAACAAGCGCGAATGGGTCTCGGCGATCGAGCATCTAAACAACTACTACCGATGGAGACTGCGCGGCGGATTCGAGCCGCGTGATGGCGATAACCGCGCCGACACGCTCGCCAATCTGATGTGCGATCGGCTGAGCGGCTTTCTGGAACGGCCCATCTGATGATGCTGAACAGACGCGCACGCGAAAGCGTGCGCTCGACTCAGCACCAACACCACACCGAGATCACTGCCATGAAGCTAGACCCCGCTCTGCTGAATCCCATGCTCACCATGACCGATGGCGCGGACTACAAAGCCGAGGAATTTCCGAGCGGCATTCGCGTTGCAATTCGGCTCAAGGGCGAAAACTACACGCTTGAGCATCTGGAACTGATCGTCGGCGAGATGAAGCGGGTCCGGGAATTCCTCACTAGCCTCGCGACCGTTACCAAGGAGGCGGAAGCCGCGGCAACGGATAACGGGTTCTCGCGCGACGAGGACGGCGATTGGCGTGCCAGTCCTGGCCGGTTCGAGGGGGAGCCTTGGTATCTCCCGTACTTCTATCAATCCACGCTCGACGGCATGGGCGAAGCATTCGGCACGGAGGACTTCACCGAATGCGAGGTCATCGATGTCGAGCCGGCGGAGCGTGCCGCGTTCGGCTTGGCCCCTGATACGACGCGTGTCGCGGTCACGTTCAGCGAGCAAGGATTCCTGGGTATGCGCGAATTGAACGAGCAGGACTACAAGACTCTCGCCGGTTCGTATGCCTCAACCGACGATGACGAACAGGAGGGTTGATTCCATGAACCGTCAAGCCGCACTTCCCTATGTCTCGCACCGGATCACGGATTCCTATCCGCCGCGCGATCAGGATGAGACCACGATTCCCGATAACGCGCGTCTCGTTGGATGGCAGTGCGGTCACGAGCCGCTGTTCGTCGCAGTGTGGGATTCCGTGACCGGCAATCGCGTCGAGGCTTCCGACGCGGAGGACGCCGCGCGCGAATATCTGCTCGCGCGGAACTGGTTCGCCGATGCCGCGAATCCCCCTGACGCCGATCACATCATTTAAGTCTCAACCAAGGGTCACGCATCATGAGCAAATACAAATGGGATTCGCCCAACGAATGGCTAGCGGCGAAAGCTGCGAAGTATGCCCAGGCGGGCAATGTCACCGAGCTGCATTCGCTCCTGACCTCCATCATCGACAAGATTGATCCGGATTCGGTACAGGATGTGTTCCAGTCCGAGATGGAGTCGGACGAATATTTCCTCGATCAAGAGCCATTCGACGCCATCAACAAATTCTCGCGCGATCAGATCGTGCGCGCGCTCGAAAGCGTGAGCATTCAATGCTACGACCACGAGAGCACCGAAGAGCTGCGCGAAGCGCTGCGCGTCAATTATTCCGATGGCACGCTCAAAGCCGACGACATTGCCGCATTCTCCGATGAGGCATCGACATGAATACGCGCGACGCCAGCACCGCACCGACGCCGGAAGCCGCGCGCGTGGAAGAAACGGCTACGGGGCTGAAGCAGTACCAGCGCGACGCGTTGACGGTGCTCCGCGCGCGGATCGATCCGAATGATTCGGGATTCGTGGGAACGGACGAAGTCCGCGCCGCGATTCGAGCGATTGGCCCGTACCTCACCGACACGCTTTCACTGATTGATGTGGCGGCAGGGGGCGGATACTACGGCCAGCGCGAATACGTAGCGCGCGATGCGGACAGGGTCCGCACCCGCCGCAAACAAAACGCGGACAAGCCCACATGACGCGCCTACCGGATGGTGCCAACGTTACCGCGCCTACTCAGCGAGAGATTGTCGCCGTTCTGCGCAGACATCCGCTCGTGAAGCTGCGCGAGACCGTGCGGCGCGCGTTCGTGGTTGGCAGTCAGGCCAAGGGCGCGGCGCACGCCGAGAGCGATGTCGATATCCTGCTCGAAGTCGAGCCGACGCCAAACACCACAGCGGAGCAGCTAGAAGAGCGTTATCGCCAAGCGCTTCGCCAGTATTTCGTGACGCATAACATCCGCGGCAAAGACGATTCGATTCATCCGCAATGGCAGGGGCGCCGCGTTGACCTGTATTTCACCTACGACGCGGATAAAGAGACGCGCCCGAAGATCGAATTAACCGCAAGGCCAGACCCGCAGCAACAAAAGACCAACATCGCACAGCTACGTCGAGCGCTCGACTTCTACGATGCGGCACTCCGCGATCCCAAAGGCCACGAAGTCGGCGCGGTGCGCGATGGGCTCGAATGGGTACTCAAGGCCGCGCGAGCTGTGACAGGGAGCACCAACACATGAGCGTCGGGACATCCGGATATATGGAACAGGCCCAGGCCATTGCAAGCGAGCACCCGCAATTCAAGACGGCGCCATTCCGCGCGAAGGCCGATGTGCTCGAAACGATCCGCAACCATTGGTCCGAATTTGAACGAGATGGACTTACCATCGAGCAGGCGGCGAATGCAGCGCTTGTTCAGATATTGCCGATGCCATGGTGCGAGAGCTGCCGCAGCTATCACCATGCGAGCGCGCCTCACATCCGGTCAGAACGGACCACGCCCAAACTCATTTGGGATCAACTCAGCGAAGCGTCGCTTGCACTTGCGAATGCGAAGGCCCGCCTCTACATGCTCGATAGGACCGTTGCGCATTATGAGGCGGATCGCGCGCTGTGGGAGCAATCGCAATCGATCCTCTCGCTCTACAGAGAAGCGGAAGGCCAACTGAATGCTTTGGGCAATGTGGTGCGAGAGCTGGCCAAAGATAGCCTATGAGCTACATAAGAGTCATCCCGCGCGATCTATTCAACGAAGCCAACTTGCTGAAGTGCTTCGGTCGTCTTTGGATCGAGACCGAGCGCTTTCGCTGCGTGCGTATTGAGCACGACGGCGATCCGTTCCAGATCGAACAGAACGAGGACAGCGGTTCGCTCAGCATTGCGAACGTGCAGGTGCGGATCGGGGGCCGGTCTTGCCAAGTGTGGCGCCCCCTGAACAGTCGCGACGCCTGGCCGCTCTACTTGCAAGTCGGCGACGAGGATGAGATTCGCGTATTCACCGACGAAGGCGCCCTGTCATCCGAAATGATGGCGCTTATCGAGGCCGCATCATGAACGCGCCCCCCAGCTCACAGGAAAATAACGGAGGAGTCATGTCACAAAGCACCAGCACACCGCAGCTCTATACGCTGGAAGTCGACGGACGACTCGGACCGGTAGGCGCCTACACGAGTCCAGCGGAGGCGCTACCCGATGCCATGGCGGCTGCGAACGAGAACGCGACAATCCGCCTCCGGGGCATTGAGCGCGATTACCTGTTGCAACGGCTTCCGAATGGCGCGGAGTGGGTATGACACAGAGCAACGTCCGGCTTATGCAGTCCCGAGGTCACGCCATCCTCGCGATCTACTCCGGAGCGCGCATCTATATCGCGGAAAGCTACGGCTTCGGCCGCGCACCGGAGTGCTACTTGTCCGGATGCATCAGTCTCACGCGGCCGGCACACGTAATGAGTGCCGAGCAACACAACATCATGCGAGGAGTACACATGGACAGCAACGAACCGAAACAGCCGGAACAGCCGCACATCTACGACGCCATGAAGGCAGCGGGGGTGCAGATCGATAACCATTACTCGGACTTGTACGTGCCCGTCAACGACACGACGCGCGCCATCATCGCCAAGTATCCGGATGCGCGTCCGCGAACGTTCACGAGTCAGATCGACAGCAAGCCGTGGTTTGAACTGACGTTCGCGTATCTGCCCTACTGGGAACAGCGTACGGCAGAAAAGCGGAACGCGGCAGGCTCGCCCACCGATGTCACCACCAACAACACCACCGAGAGCAAATCATGACAATTCGACGCAACCTCAATGCGGCCGAGATGAGCGGGCGCCTCGCACTGATTGAGACGATGGACGAAACCGCACCGGTACCGTTGTACTTTGCCGTCCGCAGCGTGCGGGAGCTGATCGGCGAGAAGTGCGACGACCTGATACGCGATGTTCACGCGCTGAACCTAGCCGCGCCGAATTGCGATCAGATTCGCGAAGTCGAATCGGTGATGTATGCCTACGTCGCAGATGCGAATCCGCATCCGTTCGAGGCCGCGGAACAATTCGGGAGGTCGCTGGCAGACGCCAAGACTTCCGCGCCGATCATTGCGCGCGAAGTCGAAACGCGCCCTGACTTGAATCCGCCGCCGGTTCCGGCTCTGCCGACACGCGAACAGACGCTGCGCGACTTTTTGCGGAGCATTGCCAGGGGCGAACACTACCCCGACGACCCCGAAGGAATGACCAAGGCCGAGATCGCTGAAGCCGTCTTGAACGCAATCGAAACACGAGCGCGCTCTCTGCAAGCAACACTCTATCTTCACTCCCGCTATTCTGATCCGGACATCGAGCCGGCGCGCGAAGCCTTGGTTCGTGCCATTCAATCGCGCGCGCCTCGTATCGCTGCGCGATATGATATGCGTACCCTTTTAGGGACGCTCCAAGCCGCCACGGCGTTGCTCGATGGCTCAACCGATGAACCCGCAACGTGATGCTGAGATGGTGGCGCCCGTCTGCTCGCGAGGTTCGAGAGTTCCGCGAATCGCGCGACTTGACGCGCGAGCAGTTCGTGGCGCCGTTGGGCATCGCAATCGAGCGGATCAAAGACTATGAGACCGAGCGCGCGCAGATGTCTGCGCACCTATGGATGCTCGTGCGCATTACCTGGGACCCGCTCGTGCGCGCGCAATGGCTGCAATGGATTCAGAAGAGGACGGAGCAATGAGAGAAACCATGAATCCAACGGAAGCTGAAGCCGCCGGTGCTGACCCGCGGCTTCCCGCACCCGTTCGTGAGCGCTGGAAGATCGTCATCGAACGCGCGACGGCGAACGCGGCAGCAATTCAAGAACGAATCGGGCCTGAGCGGCAAGCGGTGATCGCTGCATACATGGATCACATTGTGAAGAGCACGGACCCCACATGGATACGGCTCCGTGCGCTCAATCGCCTCGCCGATGAACACATGGCATTCACCCAAGGCAACGTCGCTTGCCGGCGCGGCTGTTCACATTGCTGTCATTGCGCGGTCGCGGTCGCCAAACCCGAGGCGGAAATGATTGGCATGGCGATCAAGCGACCACCCAAGAAGGTAAGCGGCGTTGTCAAAATGGACGCGAGCGGCAATTTCGAGGGCTTCGATTGGGGATACCACAACCCCTGCTCATTCCTCAAGAATGGCGAGTGCTCGATTTACGAGCATCGACCTCTCGCATGTCGCGTTCACTACAATCTCGACAATGATGACCTCCTGTGTCAGCTCAATCCGCCGTTGGGACAGCCGGTCCCGTGGCTCGATGCGACGGCTTACAAAAAAGCATACATGCACATCTGTGGGCCGAAGCCAAAGCTCGCCGACATTCGGGAATATTTCCCGAAGCCAACCGGAGCAGACCGCACATGACGATCAGATTCATGCCCTGCATCTGCGTCCCCGGAATGGAATGCAACGTCAATGGACGTTGCCCTACGAAGGATCGCGAGCGCGAGCGACATCCGGACGAGCCAAAGAAGAAGCCGGAAACAACTGACGCGGCACGAGCTGATTGCATGAAGACGGTGCGATCGTGACTGCCGCGTGCGAAGAAAGCCGGAAGGCCGCCGCAAAACTGCGTGAAGGCCAAGTTTTGCAGGATCGTTACCGCGGCGGAAGGGTCTACGTCGATAGCTTGAAGGGTACGCGCGTACGCATATTTCAAGCTGAGAAGCCCCCCAAGAGCGATACCTACGTGCGCGCGCGTGGCTCCCCGGCGCGATGGGTAACCGCTGCGCGTCTCGTCAGGGACTTTTTCTTGGTCCAGCACGCATGAGGCCAGATCAGATCAAAACGGAGTGGGAGGCTATTCACGCAGCTCAGCGACGCCTTAGAGCAGCGAAGCGCTCACTTCGGTCAGCGCTCGCAAAGCGAGAACGGCGCGCTGCGCGAATTGAGGCGGCTGTCAGGGCATTTGAGGAATGTGCGCGCATCGTGGAGGCGGCCCAAACTGAACTGCAAATGGCACAACGCGAGAACGATCAGGCATTTCTGCGCTCGGCAAAACGGCGGTTGCGTGGCGTATGAGCCTCACCTCTCTACGCGAGCTGCCGCCATCGCTTGCGAAACTGCCCAGGGCGCACGGCTTCCCGGTGCCCTGGTTTGTTTGCTACTTCAATGGCAAACCGGATTTCCGCGTGATCGATCCCGTCAAGCGGCTGCGTGCGATGAAGCAGGGCCTGTGCTGGATTTGTGGCGAGCGGCTTCGCCCCTCGAAGACATTCGTACTCGGCCCGATGTGCGTGATCCAGCGCATCAGTTACGAGCCACCGAGTCACCCTGATTGTGCGGAGGCGGCTATGCGCATTTGCCCGTTTCTCAGCATGACCGAGTTCGCGCGTAGAGAGGCGCAGCTACCCGACCCGAGCAAAATTGAGACGATCCCGTTGATGCAATCCCACAATCCCGGCGTGCATGCATTGTGGACGACGACGGCGTTCCGGCGCGATGACACGCTCGTTCACGTCGGGGCGCCGTCGAGCGTCACATGGCGCTCACACGGGCGCCCGGCAACGCGCGCAGAAGTATGCGATGCGCTGAAGGACGCGCACGCGCGTCTCGAAGATAAGGGCCATCTGCCGGTGTTGTGGCTCGACGAGCTACATCGAGAAGCAATTGCTCTTGCTCCGCCCGATCCGTCCTAAAAATGATTCATGTATTGACGACGAGACAACCATCGAGTAGAGCGCGACTCCACTTTGTGATATAATGCTCTCGCGTCAACACAGATTGAGGGTCACAACCCATGGACCAAAACAACGAAGACGGCGCCAAAACTTTGCTCGCTGAGCGATACGAGATCGTGAACGCGACTTGGCCGGAATCTGACTTGCCGGCACTCACGGATCACGAAGCGACGACAGCAGCGCGCCGTTTGTATCGCTACGGGTTTTCACTCTTTGACATCAAGCGCACGTTTCGCGGCGAGGTGCGGATCACGAGCGGCAAGCGCCATACGTGGGTCTACGGCGAGCGGGGCCGAGTCGTGGCTGGCCGCTACGTCCGTCACCGGTCGCAGGTGATGATGATCAACGCTGGCAAGGGCTGGCACGAGGTCGTGCATGGCCTTTCGCACTATGTTCACCACGAGTGCCGCCCTCATGAGACGGGGCACCGCGACGGCCACGCGTGGGTCGAGCGCAAGATGATCGAACATGTCGTCGCTCAGGGCTGGCTCACTGGGAAGCTGAAGCGACCCGAACGCGCGAAGCCCGACCGCAACGTCAAGGCCGAGAACTACGAGCGCGTGTGCCAGCGGCTCCGCAAATGGGAGTCGAGACTCAAGCGCGCGCAAACCACTATCAAAAAGCTGCGCCAATCCCGGCGCCGCTATGAACGAGAAGGAGTCTCTGCATCATGAACCAGAAACGCTCGGCGCCGCCGAAGCGCACCGGCGCCAAGAAGTCCCCGGCGCCACGGGTTGAACCCGAGCCGATCAACGCCGTCGCCGAAGAGCTGGCGGAAGCGTGCCTGACCTTCATCGATGTGACGGGTCGGCCGCCAGTCACGAAGCTGTGCTGGATCGAGATGAACGAACACATCATCGCGGGATGCCGTTCACGCATCGAGGCCGCTCGCGAAGAGCTTGCAATGAGAAGCGCACATGACCCAGTTCAACCCGGATGATTTCAGCTTCGACGGAATGTACCTGACCTACAGTGGCCAGTTCGTCGGCCGCTTCAAGCACCAGTCTCGCGACTGCGAGGCATTCACGAGATTCCTGATTGAGCACTTCACCGTCGAGGAATACTTCCGGCTGCATGCTGAAGGCATGTCCCCCGTGACCATCCTCGAAACGAAGGGCTACGTCAGCGCGACCGTCAAGGAACTGCTGACGCGCGCTGGCTACGAGCCCACGCAGGCGGGGTTCAAGGCATACGTCAACGACGCGCGCCCCGCCAGGGTTGAGGTCGAACCACATGAAGAAAACGCCGCCGCGCCAACCACACAGCCAACGACGAGGACAACATGAAATCGAAGCCCCGCAAGGCGAAGGCGCCTCCGCTCACCCTCAAGACAGGCAATGCCATAGACGGATGGGTGGAGCATGAGGGACGCGCTCGATTCTATGCAGGCGACCGCGCGCTATTCGAGATCGTTCCTCGCGAACGCGGAATTGAAATCACGGGCATCGACATCAACGAAATCGCGATCAGGCCCTCGCACGCCAATTGTGTATTCATCGATGATGCGGAGCGCCCGACGAAATCCGTCGCCGCTGCCACAGCGGAGGAGGAGCCGGCTGATCCGGGAGAAAAGAAGTACATCGTGCGAGGCGTCGGCGCCAAATATGGCGGCCTATGTGTCGCGTGCGGTCAGCCGACCGGGAATAGACCTTGGGACCTGGCGGAACTCGTGCTCCTGCAAGAGCCCGAGGACAAACAACTCGCAGCCAAAGCAAGAGAGCAAGGCAGAAAGGCACCGACGCCCGATCATGCTGTCGCCCATGCGAGATGCGTCGGCATCAGTATAAATTCGCGCGGCAAAGTGCGCGGCGAATTGCCCGCTTCGGTCATGGTCAAATCGCGAGAGTGAAGAGCGGCGGCGCGGGATAAACCCTGCGCGCCGCCCTCCACGTTCTACGTGCGTGGCCCGCTCAGCAGAGCCGCTGCGCTGTACGTCTGCGATGCAGTCCCTGCGCCCATCCTGAACGCCGGATTTGCGGTACTCGTGAACACCGCATCGTTCGCGGCCCATTGCGCCAAGGGCAACGCGCCGAAGTTCTCCTCGATCGGCGCCCCCAGTGTTTTCATTTCCGCCCGAAGTATCGGCTTGCGCGCCGAAGCCTTCACAGTGTCTGGCTTCGGTGCGCTCGCTTTATCCTCGGGCGCTACGCAAAAGGGCTGACGAGCACCTGCGCGCGGGTCATATCCAGATCGGCTGGAAGTTTCCCCGAGCGCTGTGCATCGAGCAGCACCTTCAATGCGACTGCTTGGCCATCGACCCCTGTATCCCATTCGGGACCGAAGAGCAGACGCTCACTCTTCCCATCCTCACGTTCCTTCTTCGTTGGCTGTTCAATGACAGCCACGCCAAATAGCGACATGGTTTGACCCTCAGTTGATTGGTTCACGATCGACTGAAAGTCCACCCACGGCAGGAAGCCGGGCGAGCACCAACGGGAGACGAACAACCCAAACTCGCGTGCCCGGATTTCGCCAGCTTTCGGCCAGCGCCACACCCTTGCTCGCTTTCACCATTCACCCTTGCAGATAGATGCACCCTTGCAGCCTGCCAACTTGAACCATGAGCCTTGAGTTGGTCACATTGCAGACGGGAATTGAACCCGTGACTTCCGGCTTACAAAGCCAGTGCTCTGTCTACTGAGCTACTGCATCGGCTAGTGAGTGTTTTTCAAGAACACCCGGTAACTCGTTCGTCTGTTTCTGGCAATTTACTCTGCGTGTCGGACAATCGAAAAAAACTATGCAGCCTCCATCAAGTCCGTCGTGGCATTCACCACCTCAAGCGTCGCATCGACGATCGAGGGCTCCGCGCGATACAGCTCGCGCTTCGCATCGCGCTGCGCGGGATCGTAGTAGCGGCGGATGCGCACCTCGGTGACGGCGCCGCCCGGCGCGGTCTGAAGGTTCTGCTCCTTCAAGCCGCGATCGGTGAGCTTGCCCCACACTTCCGCCTCAAACTTCGCGAGATCGCGGCGACGATGAATCCATTCGGCGAGTGACTTGGTGACCTGTTGCCCGTCGAGTTCGATCGTGACGGGCGTCGCGAGATTCGTGCGCTGGATCGCCACGCGCAGCTCAAGAATCTTCGCGAGAATGTCGTGATGCGCCTGCAACCAGCCGGCGACAGTGGCCGCCTGATCCGGATACGTCGGCGTCTGGATATTGAGGTCCGCGCAGAACTCGCTCACCTTGCCGCGCAAATCCTCGGCTTTCTTCGCCAGCTCCTTGAGCTGCTTCATCGCATGGATGAGTTTCATTTGTTTCGTCCTTTGACCCTTGAAAAGTGCCGGCGCATTCGTCTTTTTCAAAGACGAACGCGCCGGTACAAAGTCACCACATAACACGGTATCAACGCTAGCTGATTAGAGGGTTCGCACATTCAGTCGGTCAATCTTCGCAACACCCTCAGACGAAAATCCCCAGGTGATGCAGCCGGCCGCGCAGATATGCGAGATACGTGCGCCAGTCGGAGTACAGAGCGGAGCGGCTTTTGTTGAGCCGGGACGCCTTCTGTTCGACCGAGCCGCCCTGGCAGTACCAAACATAGATCAGCGCATAGACCGATTCGTGACTGCGTCGAATCGCACCGTCGAGCGCCAGCACATCGTCATGCATGACTTCGTCTCCACCGGGAAGCGGCGCGCCCTCCGCTTGTCGCATCATCCAGTAGATCGGATTGGCATTGCTCTTTGTCCAGTCAAACGCTTGCTGGGACCAACGAACACACAGCTCGTCCATTGGACCGAGATCGGAAGGCAGTCCGGCGTCGGCTGGTTGCTCAGCTTCTCTTCGTTGCTCCAATAGGCGCGCAGCTCTTCTATCAACCACAGCGCCCACCCACGACGGTAACGGCATTTGAAATACTCACGGGCTTGCATGCGACGAACCTCTGCCGTCCGCTCGTAGTAGCGGCGGTAGTACCCGCGCTCAACCCGTGATCGTGTGGTGACCGTCATGTGCGACCCGCGTACTTTGCGAGGGTCGCTTCTTGAATGGCGCGCGGAGCGTACCGGATCGAGGCCCATCTCTGGTACTCGCGCGACCACTCCTCAAAGCCTGGATCGTCGGCACACATCGCCGCCATCTCGCGCGCCGCGCGCGCCATGCCAATTTCAATCTGATAGCGCACCGGATCGGCGGCCTTCATCTCTCGCCACGTTGCTTCGTTCAGGCGCGTGGCCGCGTCGCGCCGTGGATCGTGCGCGCCCTCGATGACCGGCGCGCGACTACGTAGATCACGAGGCTTCGGGAATGCAGTGTCCTTCGTCGCGGTCGCGATGATCCGCTTCACATTCGCCTGGACTTCCGACAGGTGCACATCCTTGAGCGCATCCCAGTAGGCGTTCACGAACGGATCGCCGGCCTCACGCGAACCTCGCAACGCTGCGCAAAGCTGATCCATGAGCTTCTGGAACGGAGCGAAGTCGCGCTGCGTATCCATCACGGCGGGTCCACGGGATCATCGGCCGGCGGGCTCCACCGTTCAGCCTGTGCCGCATCGGGAGGAACGTCCCAGTCCGCGAGAAAGTGTTTCTCCGGCCCGAGAAACGTCTTCGCTTGCATCACGTACTCGGATCGATCCTTGCCCGTCTCCGCGATGAACTTCGCATAGCGCTTCGCGCCCTCGATCATGACCTCCGGCTCGATGCCTTCGTGGATGCGCGCGTTCCATGTGTTCTGCGCGAGACGCCACGGTTGTCCTCCGGCGCGCATTGGGAATTCGAGCTTGAAGCTCAGAAAGTCTTCATCGACTTCGGTTCCACGGGGAACACGCCCAGCGCGCGCTGAGCGTCTGCGCTCAGCACTCTTATTCTCAAAGGCAGATGGAGATGGAGATGGAGATGGAGATGGAGGCGTGCGCTCAGCGTCGTGGTCTGCGCCATTCTCTGCGCGTCGCTCCGCGTCACGCTGAGCGCGACGCTTCTCGTTCGCGAGCGTGGCGCCCAGCGTGTGCCTATCGCGCAGACGCAAGGCGTCTTTTCTGTGCTCTTCCAAGCGTCTATTGAAGAGACCTTCACCGTTTGCATCGAATTTCGCGCCGACTGTCGTCCAAATGCGCTCGAACTCTCCCTCAGTGAAACCCGTGATGCGTGCGAGCTGTGAAACATCCGCGGGCACGGCTCCATTGATCCATTGGAAGGCGAGCAAGCTGATGTAAGCGCCACGCTCAGCGCCCGGCCAATGCAACGTCGCGCCGAACCAGTCCTTGACCCAAAAGGGCATCATCGGAAGGTCGGTACTGCTCACGCCGACGCCTTCACTTGGATGGGGCGGTACCGGGGCGGCCTCTCGTATCGAGCCTCGCTCCCATCGGCTTGCAGCGTGAAGCCGCGCCAATGAGTCACCCCGCCTGTGGTGAAGATGCCGTGAAGCGTCGCCGCCTGCGGCCAACGTTGCAGGAGATCGAGATCACGGCGTCGGAGCGTGAGCACCTTCAGGGTCGGCCGATTGACCGTGAGCCAATTGGCGAGCGGCGCCATCGAATCGACGACTTCGCTGATCGCGTGATAGCCGCGAAAAGTATTGGAGCGCGCAGTCACCGGGACACGCCCTGCACGTTGGAGTTAGACGCGACGTTCTGTGGGGTCCGTAGTCGTCGCCGCGCGGACTGTGGGCTCAGCATTCATCGGATGCAGAAGCTCTCTCAGCAAGCGTTTCGGCGAGCACTTCAGCGCTCGCGTCAGATGCTCGAACAGCACAAGCCTTGGCACCAGGCGTCGGTGCTCAATCTGGCTGATGGTCGTCGCATCACAAAAACACTCGTCTGCCACGTCCTTCTGCGTTTTGCCCAGCTCTTCACGACGGTGTCGAACGTACTCCATCGCGCGGACCCTACTCTCCGCAGAATCACGAATGCAAACAGGCTGTGTGCAGATATGAGAGCAACGGGCCTCTTTTGTTGAGCAGCACTCTACTCATCTGTATAGTTTCTCGGCCGATGATGGCTAGTCCACCGGGCCATTTATGCGAGAAATCTCAACCAAGACGCGTCGCAAGCGCGCCCCCTTCAAACTGCGTCCTCTGACACCGGCAGAAAAAGCAGACTGCGCGGCGTTCGCACGCTGGAACGAGGAGCAGAACGCAGCACGCAAAGCCCGCGGCGAGAGGCGATTCAGCACTCAGCGCTGGGAAGAACTCACCGGTGTCCACCGCAACACCGTAGGCGCCTACGCCCGCGGTGAACGTCCAATGCCCGTTGAGTTTCAGTTAGATGCGGCTCAACACTGGCGGTGTCCTCCGCAGTTGATCTTCCCATCGTGGAAGTGGCCCAGCGTCACGCGCGTGGCGCCGGATGACGAGTGCATGGCGCTCGTCGTGCAATTGCTCTCGCGCATGCGACCGAGCGAGCGCACCGAGGCGATATGGCTCCTCGAAACGTATGCAGGCGCGAACAAGTCCCTGCGCGCGAGAATTGCGCGCGAAGTCCGCAAACTCTTCGGAGACGGCGCGGGCTGAGCTAGAGCGATGCGCCTCTGAGTCTTCGCCCGCCGCCCGCTGGAACCTGATCCACCGGAATGCTCCTGGCGCGTTTTTTTCGTTTCGCCTTCACGAAAAAAAACGCGCGGTTATTCGGCCTGCTCCTCGACACTACTCCGCGCGTTGTGCCCGTCGCAAGTTACGCTCGCATCCTGCGGTGCTTTCCGCAGGAGTCCCGCTCCCGTTTTGTCTCTCGGTCGTTTGCAAACGCTCGTAGAGCTTCACTAACGTTCGCGCCCCCGCTGCACACAGCCTGTATGCAGCGCCGACCCGAGGGGTGCGCACATGGCCGAGGACACGCAGCCGCTCCCACCGCCACCGCGCGTGGCCGCTGTGTTCGCGGCGATCCGCCGCGTCATGGAGGACATGGCGAAGTCGGGCGTCGGTAAGCTCAAGACCAATTCGCAGCAGAATTTCGCCTATCGCGGCGTCGATGACGTGATGGATGCTCTCGCGCCCTCGCTCGCGCGCCACGGGCTCATCATCGTGCCGCACGTCACCGAGCGCTCGGTCACTGAGCGGGAGTCGCGCCAGGGGAGCAAGCTCTTCCACACGCTGCTCCGAATTGATTACGAATTCATCAGCGTGAGCGATGGCTCGATTCACCTCGTCGGCCCGATCTATGGCGAGGCCATGGACAGCGGTGACAAGAGCACCAACAAGGCGATGGCGATCGCCTACAAATATTGCTGCGTGCAGACCTTCTGCATCCCGGTCACGGGCGATGACCCGGATGCACAAGCCCACGAGATTGCGGGCGCGCAGGAGCGGGGGAACCTCCCGGCGGACTCGAAGCCCTCCACCGGAACCGCTCCTAGCGCGCCCGCGCCTACCTCCGCATCTGCTCCGGAGCCGCACGCACCACGACGGGAGGTGCCGATCGGCGCCGATGGCAAGCCACGCGTTTTGCGCAGTGGCGGCAATTTCGGCTACGGCAAGAAATTCGCGACGACCCCATGGGAGATGATGACGAAGCGCGACCTCGAATGGTTTCGCGACGCCGAGCGCACCCCCGAAAACGTGCGCACCAAGATCGACATCGAGTTGGCGTGGCGCGCCTATGACAACGCGATCTTTGAATCCGCGCGTGATGCCGATCGCGCCGCCGCCGACGCCGTGCCCTTCGACGACAGGATTCCGTGAGGGCGCGCCATGCAAATCTACGAATTCACGGACGACATGAACGAGGTCAGCGGCTACGGCGGCGATTACGAGCGCGCCTGTCGCGCGGCCATCGCAGTCGGTGCCACCTGGGTAAGTCTGCATCCCGCAGCGGAGCCTGAAGTCGATGGCAACAACGGCATATCGGGGTACGTGCGAGGCGCGAATGAGGATGGAGCGAAGATGCTCGACTGCATCGACGATCAACCGTTCCGGATGGATGACGGACGCGAGGTCAAGCTGGGGGACGTGCTCACGCCCGCGATGTACTACGTCGCGCTCTATCACATCGGCTTCATCACGGAGTTCGGGTGGAATGCGTATGCGGAAAAGATGCGTTCGCCTACGCCTCTCCGTCCCGACGCCCGCACAAAGGTCTCCGATGACGACGCAAATTGAGCTGACCGAGAACCAATTGCTCGCGCAGCTCCTGCGCGCGGCGACCTGGGTCATCGTGACATTCATCGTGTCCTTTGCGGCTTGGTCGATTCACAACAACTATTGCGCGAGCCTCGCGCTCGCGAAGGGAATTGATCCGCTCGGCGTCGCCTGCGTCTTCGGCAGCGACCGCACTGCCTGCGCGCTGGCGGCGCGCGGAGCGCCGCGCCCATGAACGCATGGGATGTCACTCAGCTCTTCGCGATCTATGCCGACCTGCTGGAATTTTATGAGCCCCAGGCGGCACGGGAATGGCTCGTGACACCCCAGCCGCTCCTCGACCATCGGCGCCCCTGCGAACTGCTCTCCACCCCGAGGGGGCACCAGCGTCTGCTCGACCTCCTCGCGCAACTGCGCGACAGCGCGCACCTCTGAAACGGAACTCGAAGGGTCAACTCACATGACAAAGCCAACGAAAATCGAATTGCCGCCGCTGAAGCTCGCCCACGCTGAAGTCGGGATTGTGGGCGACACGCCGCTCATCGTGCATGCGTGGAGTCAGAAGGCGCGCGAGGAGATGTTGCGCAAGCAGATGAAGCTCCCCGTACATCGCACGAGCAAGGACCCAGTGGATGCGTTCCTGCGCTCGATGTATCGCACGGATGAGAATTTCTATGGCGTGCCCGCGGTCGGGGTCAAGAATGCAATGGTGACGGCGTGCACGTCCGTCGATGGGATCACGAAGACGGCTGCGCGACAGGCGTTCATCATCGTCGGCGAGAGAGGCAAGACGAAGGCCGCGTTCGCCGATCTATTTTCACCGCAGGACTTGGTGCGCATCCTGTCGCCCAATCCGCCGACGTTGCGCGAGGACATGGTGCGCCTCGCCGGCATCGGCAACACGGCGGACCTCCGTTACCGCGCCGAGTATTGGCCATGGGGAGCAAAGCTCACCATTCGCTACAACGCGAACGTGCTCTCGCTCGATCAGCTCGCGAATTTGCTCAACACGTCGGGCTTCGGCGTCGGATTGTGCGAGTGGCGCCCGGAGAGAGATGGTCAGTCGGGCACCTTTCACGTCGCCGATGAGCACGACATGAAGATGCTCTCATCGCGAGCGTGGCTCACGCATCGCGAGCCCGAGCTGCCCGATGTCTCGGCGTGGATGCGCAAGATGAACGCCGAGAACCAAATAGCCGAGGGGAGCGTGCGCGCCGTCGCACGGCGTGGACGGCAGAAAGTCGCGATCCCCGAGGCGGCGAATGATCCCGTGTTCGCACCGCCGGAGGCCCCGCAACCACGGCGGCGCCGTCGCAATGGTGCCGAGGAGATCGCGTGAATCGCGAGATCAAGGAAGCGCTCGATCAGATTGCAGAGAGCGACGAGCACGGGCGCCTGCGCGCGGAAGCGATCCTCGATCGCGCGAAGACGCGCAGCTCCCCGCTCCATCCGTGTTTCACCTGGGATGACGGCAAGGCGGCGGCGCGGTGGCGCATCGAAGAGGCACGCGGCTTGATCCGAAGTTACAGCGTCGTCATCGAGCAGGCGCATCCGATCCTGACGCGCGCGTACGTGAGTTTGAAATCTTCGCGTGTGCAGGGCGGAGGCTATACGTCGATCCAGCGCATTCTCTCGGATCGCGAACTGCATGCCGAAATGCTGCGTGATGCGCTCGAAGAGATCGGGGAAGTCGAGCGCCGTTACGGACACTTGCGTGAATTGCAACCGGTGTTCGCGGAGGCGCGCAAGGTGAAACGTCGAGCGAAAGTCGCGAAGGTCGAGCCCGCGCATGCGTGAGTGGCAGGAAGGTAAGCGCTAGGAAGGGACCGGCCCCGATCGGGACGGCAAGGAATGCTTGGCTAGTTGGGGATTGGCAGGCGAGGCCGCTTGAGGCGCGTAGAGGCTGATCTTGGTGCGTCTCGTCGATGTTGGACTGGCATGGCCCGGCAGGCGAGGTTGCGCGAGTTGCGCAAGGGCGAAGTAATGCGAGGGATGGCAGGACGGGATTCGCTCTGTGTCGCGCGGACAGGCGAGGACTCGCGGTGACAGGTTTGGTTTGGGCTTGGACCGGCAGCCTTGGCATCGCGAGGCGCGAGCGGGGCAAGGTCGGGACAGGACCGGCCGGCATGGTGGCGAATGCAATGGATGGGCGACTCATGCGTTGGCGCGGCGATTCGAGGATGGGCAGCCAAGGCGGTGCATTGGTGGCGTCGCTGGATGCGGCAGGCTTGGCTTGCATAGCGCGGGCAACGCTCGGGAAGGCTCGGCCGGAACGGCTCGGATTGTCGGCGTGGTGTTGGAGTGCATTGGATCGGCTGGATAGGTTTCGCAGTGCCGGGCCACGACAGGACGGGCCGGATAGCGATGGCGGGTCGATGCTGCGACAGGCACGGACAGGACCGGCGACGCAGGCGCGGCTTCGCTGCTCGCGGGCGGGATCGCATAGGCATGGCGAGCATTGCCAGCGCGCGGCGAGCGACGGCAGGCGAGTTGTCGGTCAGGCACGGACAGGACCGACTTTGCGGTGCGCGGATTGGACAGGCTGGCATGGTCCGGCAAGCCCCTGCGGGGCTTTGAGGGCGGAGGCACGGCAAGGCAGGCATGGGCGGCGGGGTGCTGCGCGCGAAGGCAAGGAACGCATTGGCGTGGCCGGTGAGGCGGTTGGGCGCACACAGCCTGTTTGCACACAGGCTGTGTGCAAATAAACAGGCCACAAGTGTCAAATGCCGCCGACACCGCCACGCCCGAAGCGGAATATACGGAGAAGCAGATTGCGGACCGGATGCAGGTGAAGGTCCGCGATGTGAAGTGGCTGATGAGAACGGGTCAACTGGAATTCATGAAGGTCACGCCGCGCAAGTGGCGCATCACCGAGAACCAATACCAGCGCTACAAAGCGCGGAAGGAAGCGGAGGCCGCATGCCGCGCGAAGATCGACTTACCTACAAGGGCTACTACCTCATCGAGCCCGAGGCCAATAGTAAGTCCCCCTGCTACCTCATCGCCTGGTACGACGCTAAGTCCGGACAACGACGCACTCGTACAACTGGCGTCGAGAATGTTAGCCCGGAGAGCAAAGACCAAGCCCACCTGAAGCTCATCAAATACGCGAACGCTCACCCGCTGCTCGTTCGTCAGGCGGCAGCCGCTGAAGCGAGTCTCGCGCGCCAGTTCGCGAACACGAAGCCGCTGACCGACGAGGAAGTGAAAGTGCTCGCGCAGGAGGCAGCGGACTCGGTCGAGGCGCAACCGGATTGGGCCAAGCGCGAGCCGGTAGATGATCTACCGCTCAGCGCCGTGATGATGCAGTACCTCGCGCTGCGCACGTACATCAAGAACAAGGGTCGAGTCGTGAGCGCGCTCGCGGACTTCCAAGAAGTGTTCGGCAAGAACGTGACCTGTCGGCAACTCACCGGCGCGGCCCAGCACACCTTTGTCGCGAACCGTCGCGCGCTCATCGACCCGACGACGGGGCTGCGTCAACAAACGGACTGGACGATCCTCACGCGCATGAAGAGTGCGTGGGCGGCGATGAACGATGCGGTTGAGATGAACACGTTGAAGCGCAAGGCCGTGCCGCGACGGCTGTCGGCGCGCAAGTGGAAGCCGAAGGCGTTCCTGAAGAAGCGCAAGGTGACCCTGCCGTTGGAGTCGATCGCGAAGTTGATTATGGTCGCGTGGCAGAATCCCGAGCGCTGGCTGCCTTTCATTCTTCAGGGCATCGAGTATTGCTGCCGCCCGATGGGGGCGCTCGATGCCGAGCCCCGCAACTACGATCCGGAGAGCGAGACCGTCTCACTCCTCGCCTATGGCGAGAATGGCGAACAGGTCGAGGAGAGCGACAAGCGTCGGGCAATCGTGAAGCTCAGCCCGACGATGCAGCGGTGGCTGAAGTTCTGGTGCGCCAAGAAACGGCAGGCGCCGCAATGGCACGACCCGCAGTTCGTCACGTACATGGGTCACCGGATGGTGACGTTCGACTTCTTCATGGTGATCGCGAAGCGCGCCGGGGTCACGATCCCGCGTGGCCTCGGCGCCTACATCCTGCGAAAATTCGCCGCGTCACAGTTGGCCAAGCGCAAGGTCAAACGGGAGGAACGACGGGTGCGGCTCGGACATGACATCGATCAAGACCCAGTGTCGAGTGGGTACGTGCATTTGGAGCCCGACTATCAGGCCGAAGCCGCTGCCGCGCTTGAACAGATGTGGCACGAGATCGATGCGTTTCTGCCGCCCGAGATGACGATTCTCGTGCCGCATGATGCGGTGGGCGAGTTGGTCAGCGGGGACGCGGACACGGAGGCTGCGGCGCTCTATGTACCGGGAAAGCGGCCCCAGGATCGAGTCATGCACCTCGACCCGGTGCGAGAGGATCAAGCGGAGCCTGGACGCTACGCGACATGGTTTTGGGAGCAGTTCCAAGGGGCCGCTTTTAGGCTGCATCCGGGACCGTGGCACGAGCGTGGCACGCGTCGGACGAATCAGCACAGTAAACAGGAGGTTACAGAGACTGTGGCAGTCCCTGACAAGGACCCGCCAAGTGAATGAAATCACCCACTTGCAGGTCGTCATTGCGCATCGCATGACAACAGAGAACAATGGCTCGCGGTTGCCTCCGTGGCAGCCCGTGGCAGTCGGTCCTGGCAGGCAGCCGACTCAAGTAGCACCGCGCTCCTAGAAGCGCACGGGGGAAGGCACTTGAGTACCGACAGCACGCCCAGTGCGCGCGATCGTGCGTTCGCTGCTGGCGAGAGTATTGGCGAATCGCTCGCGCGCGAGCACACGCACGCCGCCGAGCACGTCTTCCAAGTCTTTGCCGTTGGGGCGCCGTCCGCGCCCGTCACTCACTCCGAAATGTTGCGCGTCATGTGGGGTAGCTACCTCGGGCACCTCGTGGGTCATACCGCGCGCGTCATCGGCACGGATGTCGCCAGCATGTTGCAGCAGCTCGTCGCCATGCAGGCCGAGGAGGAGCGCCGCCGTGCCAACTAAATCCAAGCCGAAACCGGACCCGGAGGAGTCCATCGGCGTCCCGGACTCCGTGGACAATCATCCGCTGATCGTCCAAGCACCCCACATTCACAGTGGGCAGGCGATATTTCGGGACATCCCGAATCTCACGGTGGCGCGCGTCCTGCGAGCCATCGCTCACGAGAATCTATCCGCCACATTTGTCCTCGCTCTCAATCCGAAGTTGCGGCCGGTCCATCTGGCCGCGAGCCTCCGCTACGCCGCCGATGTAATCGAGGTCGTGGGCCGGCTTCAGCATCGAGATGCCGAGGAATTGCAAAGCGAACTCGGACGGCGCAAACGCAGGCACAACTGAAAACGCAAATGGAGAGGGAAACATGGACTCAGTGAAAGTAGACAAGGCCGAGCTGCAAACGGTCGTCAAGCACAACCGCGAGAAACATCACGCGACATGGAAAGCGGCATTCGATGGCTACCGTCGCGCCGTCATCACAGCACTGGAAAACAATTTGGAGGCGTTCAAGACGGGCCGCGCTGAGCGCGTGTTCATCAACGAATCCCCGCCAGAAGATCACACGAAGGACTATGACCGGGTGCTGTGCATGCTCGACATGAGCAGGGAAGATCAAATTACGCTCTCGTCCGAGAGTTTTGAGCAGTATGTGCTCGACGACTGGAAGTGGAAGCGCGCATGGACGACGAGCAATTCCAAGTACCTCGCCAGCGATGTGAACACCCTATGAAACGCAAGGCATCTCCCCGCCGCCGAATCATTCGCATTCGGATCGAGAAGCCGGTCCTCATGTGGCTGGACAAGGTCGCGATCATGGCGGGGGTCTCGCGCGAGGCAGTGTGTCAGGTGCTGCTCGCGCAGTTCGCGGTGCGCGAGCGCGAGAGGGAAGCGCCATGAAGAAGTTCTACGCCGGGATCGGCTCGCGCGAAACGCCCACTGATGTATGTGCGCGCATGTCGCGCATCGCCCGAATGCTGCGTGAGGGCGACTACACCTTGCGCAGCGGCGGGGCGAAACGTGCCGATACCGCGTTCGCGCAGGGTGCGGGCAGCGATGCCGTGATCTATCTGCCGTGGGCTGGGTTCGACTTTGTGCAGACTGGCGCGAAAACCGTCGTATGTGGCGATGATCCGCGTCTGCGCGCCATTGCCGAACGCCTGCATCCGGCATGGCGGGCGTGCTCGAAGGGAGCCCGCGCCTTACACACACGCAACGTCGCGCAGATTATCGGCCATGAGCCCGACGATCCCGTGAGTGAGTTCGTCGTGTGCTGGACGCCCTTCGGCTCGGGTCTCGGCGGAACTGGCGGAGCGCTGCGTGTGGCGAGGGAGCACGGCATTGATGTCTTCGATCTAGCCATCCCCGAGAGTTATGAGGCGCTGATTGAAAGGATCGTCGTGAAGGAGGCGCTTCAGAGGTTGTGATGCTGCTGCGGATCGTGGGGCCGGACTTCGTGGCCGGCATCGTACGTGGCGGGGCCTGTGCGCCGATCCTGCGAAAGCATTTGAAGGGCAAGACGCTGCGGGAAATTCGAGCGTACTGCGCGGAGCGCCGATGGACGGTGGAGATCATCGGAGGACACATGCAAGTCAATGAAGAGGTAAAGGGCTGGTGCGAGACGAACGCCGCCATGCTCGAACGCCTGGCGCCAATCGACATCGTGACTGCGTGGGAAGAATTCAAGGCGCGCAGCGTGCATCGCTGGCCCGGCGAGCCCCCTCATTGCCCGAGTTGTGCCTGCGGACTGCCGATCGCGCCATGAGCGACATCTTCCGCCTACTCAAGCGAATGATCGGACGCACTCAACGTAGCGCGGCTAGCAATGCGCCGCCGTCGCGGAACGTGGAGGTTCGCAGTGTTGAGGCGCTAGAGCGCGTGCGCGAGCTGCACGAGGGGTCTGCATTCCATGCGGCTGTGAATGGCGACCTCAATGCGGAGGAGTACCTGAAGCTCGATAACTCCAAGGATGCCGAAGATGGGAGGTCGCCATGATTACCCAAGAGATTATCGAGGCATTCACCGAAGCGGTGTATCCGGGCGCCGGACATTTGGCGCTCGCCAGCTTCAGGCTAGAAAAGGTGCTGCTCGATGCTACCGAGGAGCTTGATCGGCTGCGAACAGAGCAAGAGCGGTTGATGCGATTGCCCGAACAGGAGTGGGGGGAAGTATGTGCGATTCTGTTGCAGATACTGGCAAGCGCTGCTCGACAAGGATTCAAGGTCAACGAGACCGACGCCGTTGCCGCGATGGATCGCGGCAAAATGTATGTCGATCGCCTGCGCGCACGACTCGCTGCCGACGCCCCCCTGACGTGTGCCTACTGTCATGGCAATGACCGTGACATGCCCTGCGCATATCCAAGTGAAAGCAAGCCCGGCTGTCTACGCGACCAGCGACTCCGAGGCTCGCCGGAGACCCTGGAATCGCGTGCAGCCGCCCTGCTCGCTTCAGCAATCGCGGCGGGCAACGAACCACTTTCTAAGGCGTGGCGGGTAGATGCCGCAAGCTGGATCAATCAACGGAGCGCTTCGATAAAGCGAACGACCAAGGGAGCAGGATCGCATGTCAACAAATGATGTTCCGGGCTATAAGGCTGTCCATCAGGATCAGCTCGCAATGGGATGTTGGGCCGAGCACGCTGACGGCTCACTCATTGTTGTGGAGTCCACCGAAGGCGGCCGGGTCGTCTATTCGATTTTCGACATGGAGAAGCAACCGGTAACAGAGTATCGGGACGCGATGGCCGAGGGTGCCTTCAAAAAGGCTTTCTCATGGAATCCAAAGGACCCCGCTTCGGAGAAGTGGACTTGGCACGATAAGACGCCGTTCCCGTGGGATCGCATCATCAGAGCAGGAGCGCGCGACGGCACACGTTACGCGTCCGCCGAGGATCACATCACCGCAGCCGAGCGCATTCGTCGCTCGCGCGAAATTCATCACGCAGAGCCCGTTGACCCGAAGGACATTGAGACCCGATTCGATCAGATAGGCGAGCGCGCGGCTGATGCGATGATCCGAGCGGTGCAACGGGCGATCGATCGCCTCCCGCCCGGCAAAGGACCGAGCCGGAGGGGCAAGCGATGAAAGCGGACCTCACCGATGGGTTCGTATATGCCGAGGGCATCCAGCGCACGAACGTCGATTGCACTCACTGTTCGAGAGTCTTCGTCGCGAAGATCAATCACGACCTCGACGGCAATCACAAGATCATCTGTCCCTATTGCGGTCATGAGCACTGGCGCGCCATCAAGAAAGGCATTGTCACGGCGGACCGTTGGGGATCACAGCATGGCCCCAATCGCGAGGTACCGACCGAGCGCATGTGGTCGGATCGTACAGTCGGCATTGAGACGAATACGGCTGCCGAATACATCCGGCGCAAGTGGATCGGCTGATGACCATGTTCTCCGCAACGAATGCGATCCATACCTACACGTCCGGCACGGCGGCCTCGAATCAATGGGTCCTATATTCGCCGACCGCGACCGGGGCCACGACCGCTTCGACATACATCGCGTGGGACACCACCAATTGCGCCGACGTGGTCGCCGTCGCGCAGCGCAAGCTCTCGCACGGCATGCAGTATGAGCTGCCCGATGGGGCACTCCTCGACATCGACGACTTGGGCAACTACAAAATTCAGGATCAGCACGCGAAGGTCATCTATCGCGCAAACCGCGTACGTGAGTTCAATCGCTACCTCAATGCAAGCGATTTGCTTGAGGCGTTCATCGACGATGTCGGCAAGCTCGATGGCGTCGATCAAACGCAGGTGCTGCGCTTGCCTATCGAGGCGTTCATTAACTGGCTCATCCTTCAGGCGGCGACGAAGGATGGGGACCCGACCGACCATCTCCCGAGCGTTGCGGCGGCACTGCCCTCGCCCAAATCCCCGGACAAGACATGAGTGATCCGTACGCAGCGCTGCGCGAATTGCTGACTATCGCGAATGATCCGCGTGATAGCGATGAGCTGCTAGGAAATGTCTTTCGGAGCCATCTTGCGGAGCTAGAGGAACTTGGAAAGCCCACGCTCGCACCCGACATCGACACCCCGGCCCCCTTGCAGATGGCGCGTTGGCTCGACGAACGTGCCGAGATCAATTTCAAATACGCGCATCTCCCACCGCAGGCGTGGGAAACCCACACGCTGCCATACATCGCGGTACGGCTAAAGCAGGCGGCCGAGATCATCCGCCGGTTGTGTCTGCCTCACACTGTCGAGCAGCGACTCGGGGAGGCGCTGCTTAGATTCATCGAGGCGGTAGATGATGAGAAGGGGACGCCCGCTCAGGATTACATCGAGCACATGATTGCTAATCTGCTGAAGGATGTGCGTCCGTTTCTGAAGCGGAAGACATGAGCAGCTTCAGGGTGTCGGCGAGGCGGTTCTCACAGATGCGCACGAGCCCAGGATCGTAGAGGTTGTAATCATCTGGAATATTCCAGCAGTACACGGGCTTCTTGCGCGCAATCGAGTACAGCTTCACGCGTCTAACGTGCACCTCCTCCATGCACACGATCACCTGCGCCCACATGAGGAGAGCGCGACTCAGCGGAGTGCACACGACATCGGCGAACGAGCCCTCGTGACGAGGAACCCCGCAAGAGTCCGCCAAGAGTCCGGCCTTGCGCGCCACATACTCCGCAGTCGGCGACCGACACAGATTCGCCGAGCAGACGAAGAGCCACCGATAGGCCGGAGTGACAAGCACATCGTCAAGCTCACCCGGCCAGCAGTGGCCGGTCAATCTTCGCAACACCTTTGTACGTCACGCGCGAACGAGCATCGTGCGCGACATGCGTTACAAGACATTGGGCGATTGCCCTCCGGGCCTGCTGAAGCTGCTTGGCGAACAGAAAGTTGGGCTACCGAAGAAGCGGGGCAAGTTCGGGAACGTACCGGTCGTGGTGGATGGGGTCCGCTTCCCCTCCAAAGCTCAGGCCAGACGCGACCAGTTCCTGAAGCTCGCCGTAGCGCATGGCGTCATCTATGGGTATGTGGCCGAGGTCTCACTTCGACTGCCGGGGGGCAATCGGATTCGCTTGGACAGCCTCGTAAATGAGCCCGCCGTCTACAAATGCAGCCATTGCGGAGGGCACAATACGGTCGCTACTTTGACTCTCGAAGATGTCAAAGGACATGTGGCAAAGGAGTGGGAGGTCAAACGCAAAGCACTCGAAGCAGCTCTCGGGGTGAAGGTCCGCATAGTTTCCGGCCGCTAGAGCTGGACTATTGCCCCTGGGGGCTACGTGGGAGTAGATTCGGGCGGTGCAAACACCCTGTATGCAAAGGGATTGGATCGAAGGAGCGAGGGGAGGTGAAGCAGGCTGGGAAGTCGAGTCACGGAACGAGGTGTGTATGTTGATTCTGACCCGCCGCACAGGCGAAACAGTCATGATAGGAAATGAGGTCACTCTCACCGTTCTAGGGGTAAAGGGGAACCAAGTACGTATCGGCATCAATGCGCCGAAGTCAGTCCCCGTACACCGAGAGGAAATTTACGAACGCATCAAGCGCGAGCTGCAAGGCGATGTGGTTGGCAACGTGCAGGACGAAGCCAACACTCGGAGAGCCGAATTCGCTAGGTAAGCGCTGCTGAAGTAGACGCATCCCCGGTATCTCACCAATGCATCCGCGTCTACGCCAATCCACCAACACAGATGCCTGCGGAGCAGGGAATGCAGGCATCCCTCACATAACATGGAGTCTGAGGAGTTGGATCGATGAAACCCTGTATCAACGCTCGCGAGTTCGACTGCGAAGGAATGGTAGGCGATAACGCCGAAGACGAGCGATGCCGGAACTGTAAGGGATTCCCCAAGCGCTGGAAGGGCAAGCCCGTACACAAGATCGTGAAGCGCTTCAATAATCTGCGTCGTTGGGAACACAACATGGAACCGTTCGTGCCCTCGAAGGAAAAACAGGGTCACTCGGGAAAGGTGACCCCATTGCACCGCGTTACCGCTACTAGAGTCGCGGCATCACCAGCACGGCAAAGAGCGTGATGTATGCCAAAACAAATGACTCGCTCAAAATGGGTCCCCGAACTCGCGCGTTCCATCGGTTGGGACCCGCAGCGTTTGCGGATTCTCTTCAACAAAAAAGGGCTCTTCGCTCCATTCGGAGACGATGACTCTGTAGGGCTGAAGATTCTCGAAGACGCGAAGATCAACACGGCCAAATACCGAGCGGCGAAAGCCGCGGCAACGCCAGCAACGCCAACCGCGCCAGCAGCGACGGCGGGCGCGCCTACTGGGAAAGCAAAGAAAGCAAAGAAAACAAATTCCACCGGCGCGAAGATCAGCGCCGCGTTCCGCAAGAAGCTCGTGCGAAGGCTCGCTCGTTTACTGCCGCAAGGAGATACCGCATACGGCCAGCAAAAGGTGCGCGATATCCTCGCCAAACACGGGATGAAGAAGCCGTGGAACCATGATAAGAACGAGGCACCAGCCTTGGCGATCTTCCAGAAGGAAGGAATCCCGATCGACAAGTTCGAGTACGCCAATCCCGGCACGGGCACGGCGCTCGTCCCCGCGACCCCTTCAGCAAAACCTGTCAACGGTGCCGCGGTCGTCTACCAAAATCCGGAGGCGCTGGTCGGGAATCCGGGCGCCCTCGTCGCGAGCTATAACGAACTTCTCGCGAAGCACGATGACCTCGCGAAACGCCACAACGACCTGCTAGGGCGAACCAAGACCTCCGCGGAAATCCTGCACACGTATGCCATCCGTTTGGTCAGCGCGCAGTATCACCGACAATTGCCGGTGGCTGCGGACCCACTCGAATATCCTATGACGGCGCTGAACATCTTGCGCGGTTCAACCAGGCGACCGGGGTCTGAATGAAATTTCAAACATGGATCATGGAGCGCACGATGCGGCTCAATATTCGAGAGGGACCCTATTCAACAGGCGCCTCGGCGCCGACATCCAGTCCGAGCGCTTCTAGTTCCTGCTCAATCTCCGCCATGCGATCCACGGCACTGACGTGCGCCTGCTCATCAAGGTCCCCTTCAGAGAGTCGTGTCAGCAGCTCAGTGTATTCGTCGTAAAGCTTTTCGGGATCGGCATTGGCATGCACCTCTCCGCCATCCGCCATCGTCACCGGGGGAGCCATTGGCGGCGCAGCCAGACTTCGGCGCAGACGATCCAGCGGGGACTCGAAGTCCTCGGACGGTTGTGGGGATGCCTCCATGAGTGCATCGCGTCCTGCACGCAGGGCCGCGATTGCATCGTCCTTGCCGCGGGCGATGAGATCGCGAATTTCACGGCGCTCCTTCGCGGAGGGGCCAACCGGCTTCGCGACCTTGCCGCCTTCGGCGAACCGAAAGCGCCCGAGCGTGCTCTGCGCGTGGCGGATCGCATTGTCGGCGGCGCCGAGCTGTGTGCCTTGCATTCCTGACATCGCGTGGCCCATGAGTGGTGTCGTGGAAAAAAAATTGTGCCCGTGCCCTTGGCCATTATTCATTTGCGCATCCATTCCCATCTCTAGTGGCGTTGCGCCTCCGGCTGCGCGCCGGAGAATGCCGGTGCGTTTGTCAGCCTGATTGAACTCATGCGCTACGTGTTGCGGGATGCCGCGCTTCTTGGCAAAGGCGGGGTTGTGATCAGCCATCGCCATGAGGATTGCCTGGGACTTACTGTGCGACGGCATCTTCATCCTCCGTGGCGAATGGGGCTGAATCCGGAGCATGCGGGTACGCTGCGTCGACCGCTTTCGGCGTCTGCTGCGCGCCGATGATTGTGGACAGCAGGATCGTGCGTTGAGTGGAGGGCCGCATCAGGAGCACGCGGCGCAGATGTCGCACTTTCGCCGGATCGAGAAGCGCATCGGCAATCGCGACGGTGCCGCGGTCGAGCGCTTCCTGTTCGGCCAAATCGATCACTTTCTTGCGAGGGGTCGAGAGCCATTTGAACGCGCTGGCGGCGCGCCCCTTCATCGCATTCGCGAATTCCGTGTCGTGTCGAGTGACCGAGCCGGCGACGGGCGTACTGCCCAAGCGCTTCGCGGCGTCCATCAGCTTCTCGAATGCATCAACCGAGTCCGGCGGCAACATCTCGCGCATGCGCAGGCGCTGCTGCGGGGTGTCGTATAGCTCGTTGCGAAACTTTCCGGGGACATTCACCTCGGCGCCGCTCTTCGTCTCGCGCTTCGCCGCGTTGAGGCTGTAGCCGAGCCACGAGCGCACGAGATCATTCCACGTCTGGGGGCTCTGCGCCTGAATCGCGCGCCGGGCGAGCGCAATCTGCGCGGGCGATACATTCTCATCGGAGAAGATTTGCGCGGCAGCGGTTGCGGCGTCTCGATCCTTGATTCGTGCCAGGACGCCGACCGGCCCATTTTCAAGCGGCGCAATCTGTGCGGCGTGCAGCGTCTTGTACTTCTCACGCGCAGCGGCGTACTCCGGGGTGATCTTGTCGAGCGCATCCACGAACGCATCGCGCTGGCGTTGTAGTGCGCCCGCAAGTTTCAGCTTCGGCTTCTCACCGCCGCGCAGCTCCTCGATCACGTCATCCAGTCCCTGTTTCATGTTATCGAGTGCGCGAAGGTCCGGCACCTGAATGCTCGCCTCGTCCGAGGCCGGGCTTGCTTTCATGCGGTAGAAGGCGCCCGTCTTTTCGCGGGTGAATTTCTGCGGCACTTTGGTCGTGACGTAGGGGGCCTCGTTCTCTTCCAGCTTTGCGATGATCTGGCCGCGTTTGAACGCTTCCGGGAAGTACGGCAGCTTCAGAAACTCCAAGATTTTGGGATCAGTCACGACGGGCATCTTGGCGTATGCCGCCTCGTAGTCGGGACGGACTTTGTTACTCACCTCGCGCTTGGCAGTCATGATGGCGCGCTCCGCCGCGTTCGTGCCGGCGAGACCCGCGACATCAGCATTCTTCTCCGTCGCGATGGTATCGAGCACTCTGCGCGTGGCATCCTCGAATTGCCCGGCGCTCTTGAGATCATGCGTCTCGAACTTATCCGCCGCCTTGGTCGGCGAACGCGCGGCGAAGCCTCGCGCCGCGATCAGCCGGCGATTCCCCGCCGCCTGCGCAAGATCAAGATCGATGTCGAGGTCGGCTTTCGTTTGCTGGCGCACTTTCTCCGCGGCACGTAACTCACCCGGCGTCATGTCGATATAGCGACCCTTGTTGTAGAGGCCGATCGGCACGCGGCCCAACACATCGCCGCCGAGCGCCGTGACTCCTTCTACCGCGGTCGATTTGGCAAGCCCTACAGGGTCCAATGGCTCGTCGAAAATCTTGCTCGCGATGTACCGCTTCCCGGCATGCATGGCCATGGCACCCGTAGGAGCGCCCCACCACGGCCCGGAGAGACTGCCCGCGATAGCGCCGGCTGTCTCCGGTGCGTTGGCGAGATTGCTCGCACCGAATCGCGTCCAGCCCGAACTGAGCTGCTGCATGTCCCCGTTGTCGTCAACGTAGACTGGCTTGCCGTCGAAGAACCCGACCCGGTTGATGCCTTCAGGGTCCTTCGGGAACAGCGAATCGGCCATGATGCGGCGTTTGGTCAATTCGTCATCGACGAGGTCGATCTTCGCCGTCGTGCCGAACTTCTGAACCGGTGACGGCGGGAGTGGAGGCTTGCGATATTGGAGATAGGGGTCCACGGCCTCGCGATCGAGCGCCAGTAGCTCGGGTTGGCCGTATACCTGATCCGGGTGCTCCGCTTCATACTTGCGGATCGCAGCCATGCGATCCGAATATTCCTGCTGCTTCTGAGCCTGAAACATCGCGGTCGCTTGTTCCTGCTTCGCCGTCGCAGACTCAATCGGCGTTTGCTTCTGAGCGAGGTAGGTCTGATATCGAGACCACAGTTGTTCCTGCGTAGTCCCCTCGGGCACATCGGGGATGACCGTCCCATCCGGCATCGTGACGGCGAAGTGCTGTAGCTGCGGGCGTGGCATGGTGGGGTTACTGCTTCGGCAAGTTGTAAAACGAGACGGTGCCAGGGCTGATGGCCACTGCATCATCACCGGATGGGATTGCGGGAACGGCTGGCGGCGGCGCGGCGCCCTCTTCAGTCGCCGCTGCTGCGGGGGGCGCTGAGACCGAGGCTGGTGCCGCCGTCTGTTTTTTGGGGAAGAGTGGATTGGCGCGACTCCATTCGTCCAGCTCATCAAAAAAGTCCTCGCTCATGTGCCCGTGCTTCTTGCGATAGGCGCGCGCCATGCGCGCGACATCTTGGTCACGCTGAGCGAGCTTGATCGCCGTCTCAATGATGAGGCGATTTCCCTCGGGCGTCTTGCCGATCCCCGGTGTCATGCTCTTGAGATATTCGCGGTCTGCATCGGACAGCGCGCCGGGCATGCCGGCACCACCGGCTGGATTGCGTAGCGTGAGAGCAATCTCGTTCGTGAGCGCTTCGGCTGCCTGCTTCGCGCCAAGCCGCTTGTCGAGTGTGATGCCGAAACTATCTGCCACCGCGGCGATGGTTGCGAATGTCGGAGTGAGCTTGCTCGTCTTCATGCCTTCCATGAGGTTCGACAGCCGCTCGTACTTCGCGATCTGCGCATTGGCATCGATTCCCGACTGAAGCATGGTGTTGTAATGCTTCGCCATGCCTTCGCCGACGCCTTTTGACTCCGCGCTCTCCTCCTTCAAATTCACATTGGTGGAACTGGCCGCCGGCACCCACGCCTCAGAATTCCTCGCCTGCGGGCGAGCGCGCCAATACACCTTGCCATCGGCACCAATGACCCGATCGTTCGGCAGCGCCGCTTCTTTGGCAGCGAGCTGCGCACGGAGCTGCGCGAGTTGAAGTTGTGCCTGCCCCGTGCGTTCATCAAGCCCGGCCATGCTCGTGTCGATGCCGAGCAGTTCCTTTTGCCGAGCCTGCTCAAAAGCCTCCTTTTCGCGGAGCGGACCGGCGAGCGCTTCAGATACGTTCCCGAAGGTCTCGCCGATGCTCCCGGTCCGCGTTGACTTTCCGAGGGCCGACGAAATGGCGAGCAGCGGCAATGCGCTGCTGTAGCGACGCGCCACGATCTGCGCGCGGGCTTTCGCGAGTGCCGCGCGGGCCTGCTTGGAACTTCTCGCCATAGTGGCGAATGCTTCCGCGGCGCCGGGGATATCGAGTGCCTTCAGCCCGCCCGACGCGGAGACGCTGCCCATCGGTGGCGAGTCGGCGCTGTAGTCGTCGCTGCCCGCCTGTAGGGTCTCGTCACCACCTTGAGTCGTCTCGTCATCATCATCGGCGAGCCCGAGCGGGCTTTGCGGAGTTTCCATGAGTTGTTATGGCCCCTCCTCGTCAGTGGGCGAGGATTCATCACTGGATTTGGACGTGTTCCAGTCCTTGAAAATTTTCGCCAGCCCCGCGATCCCAGTTGCCGCCGACCCAATCTGCGCAAGGGGCGATGGCCCGACAGCGCTCGCTGGTCCGGTTGCGGTCGTCGTTGAGGATACGGGCGCCGGCATTCCCCGGATCACAGACGACAACCAGTCCACGGTTTGTCGCGGATATTGGGTCTGTTTCAGGAAGTCCTGATACGCAAGGTCGAGATTCGCCTGCTGCTGCTGTTGCTGCTTCGTCCCGATCGTATCGAGCGCGGAGGCGCCGGTGATTCCAAGTTGCTGTTGCATCTGACCGAGCGCGCCGAGTTGCTGGCCGGCGGCCAGCTTCGCGCTCTGATCCTGTGTGCCGAGTTGCCCGGCGAGCTGCGCGACGCCGAGCTGGCGCGATTGATCCTGCCCGAACATTTGGCCCGCATTCGTGTACGCGGTGGAGAGCGCGGAGTTCGCGTTACTCTGCAATCCCTCCGTGATGTCGCGCGCCGCTCGATTGGCTTCGCGCTCGTGAGCCGAGGAACCATACTGTCCCGCCGCCGTGAATTTGTTGGTGAGCGATGGGTCGAGGGATTCGTCGTAGAACCGGCGCGCTTCGAGCTTCGAGCGATCAATCACGTTCTGCACGTACGGGTCCATGTACTGCGAGACTGCACCGGGGAAATTCTGCGCTGCCTGCGTCATGTACGGCTGTGCGGTCGCGAGCCCCCCCGCCCCTGGTGCCGTCGCGCTCTCAGTGAGCCCGAGCGCTTGGGCGAGCGGAGCTTGATACGAGTTCGCCGCTGTCCGCGTCATCGCGAACGCGTTCTCGGTATCGGGCGAGAATCCCGCGAGACGCGGACCGCCGTATGCTTGATAGGGTTCAGCCGCGATCGTGTTGGCGCGTGCGATCAAGCCCTTGTTGTAGTCCTCCATCCAGGCCGGGATGTTTGAGGAGCTAGAGCCGTACGTGGTGACGGACGGAGGTGGCTTGCCTTCAAAAAGAAACGATGCAACGCCGCCCATCAGCGTCCTCCCCGCAGGTATTGCATTGGCGCCTTTGCGTTCGGTGAAATTTTTCCGCGAGCGAGTGCGGTGCCTTTGTGCTTGCGAAGCTGCTGACGAAATTCATCGAGGCGCTGTGCGCCTGCTTCGTTCGAGCCATCACCGAGGAGCGCGACATCTTCGGCGGTCAAGACGTACTCGCCGTCCGAGAGCTGCGCAGGAATCGAATCGCTGCGACCGGTCCCCGGTCCTCTGACGTGCTGCGAAGAGATCGCAGCAAGTCCGCCACGCGCCTTGCCCAAGCCGAGATAGGAAGCGACCGGATGCGCACTGTTCGGTCCCGATCCCGTGATGACGCCCCAATCCACCGGCGAGCCGGAGATGTAGCGATTCACGAGATCGGAGGTCATCGCACGCTGATCGGCTTGCCACTCCTGCGGGATATCTGTGCGCCAGCCGCCGAAATCGGATTGGAACCACGGATCGATGACCTTACTCATCACATCCTGAGTGGTGGCGCCTTTGCCGATTGCGCCGCTCGTGTATGCCGCATTGATCTTGTCCGCCATGTCGGCGATGAATTTGTCTTCATCCTTCTTGCCGTACTTGCCACTGCTGCGCGGAGCGAACGCGCTGTGGCTGCCGCGAAACTCGCCGGCCACGGCTTGATAAAAACTCTTTGGGTCTACCTGCTGAGAGGTGTCGTAGTTGCCGGTTTTTGGATCGAGCAAGTCGTAATACTTGTCGCGGACCTTTTCCTCCGCGTAGTCCTTGCCGTGGATCGCGGCGCCCGCGGCGCCAACTAGGCCACCGATCACTGCACCGAGAGCAGTCCCGATGCCGGGAACGATGCTGCCAATCGAAGCACCTGTTGCCGCGCCAGACAGCGCCGCGCTCTTTTTGTCTCCTGCTTGAATTGATTTCAGCGTGCCGTATCCGCCGGTGATGGCACCGAGCACCGGGACCGCTTGTGCAACGGTGCTGCCACCAACGCCGGCTGCGCCGGCAATTTGCGCCGCGCCCGTGCCGGCCTGCGCGTATCCCTGCACGCCTCCCTGCTTCAATCCGCCGTAGATATTTAGAGCCCCGCCGACACCACCGAGCGCGCGTGATGCCGTCGAGGGACCGGCCTTAGTGACTGCACCAGTCGCTCCCGCTCCCGAATCGATGACGTTGCCGGCTTCGTCGAACTGAAGTGGTGGCGCGCCGGAGCCACTGAAGCCCGCTTCGGTCAGTGCATCACTCGTCGCCTTGCCCGATGCGAAGTCCGCCATGCTCGGCGAATTCATCGAGTTGTATAGCTTCAGGCCGCTCTTCGCTGCGCCCACATAGTTGCCGCTCGCAAGCTTGCCGGCCGTGCTCGCTCCCTGTGTGATGGCATTGTCATAGCCGAGCACCTTCGCGAGCGCTGCGCCACCTGTGAGAACGGAGCCCACGCCCGCCAAGTTGTTCGCGGAGGAGCCAGCACTTTGCGTCGTCGGTCCGGTTGGCGTTTCCGGGAGGTGCACGTAATCCGGTTGCGACGGCGTCACGTTCTGTGAATAGAACTGCTGCTCCGGACCCGCACCGTAGGTGTAGTAGTCGGGAGTGATCGCGGTCCGCGAACGGAAGAGGTCCGCCTCTGCTGAGCCGCCATCGGCCATGCGCTTCAGCGAGCCAGGCGCGAAGCCATACTCGGCGGCGCCTGTCTGTGCATTCATTCGCGGCGCGCCCCATCGAGCGCGAAGCTGCGCCATCTCGGGCGCGGACAAATGCATCATCATCTCGCGCGCCGGCATTGTTCGCGCAAGGCCACCCCTTGCGTACGGTCCACATTCATAGAGCCGAACGGCGTGCACGGGGCCACCTCGCGCGAGCGTCGGGCTGCGCAGGATCGTGGTCGAATTCATTGGGACCTATGTCGGGAGTACGACGGTCTGGTTGAATCGTTCGGCCCACTCGCGCCAGTCGGAGAACTGGAACGGGTTTGGCGGACTAAAGGCGGCGATGCGTGGTGACTGGCAGACCGTCAGCGCCCACGTCCGCCAGCTCAGCGGATCATCGAGGCGCGGGGGCTGGCTGAAACCGATCAGCTCGTTTGTCATGAAGTCTGTCCACTGCATGACACTGAGCCCGCGCGGATCGAGGATCATTGGGTAATGCGACCGTCCGCCGGTTCGACGTGCGCGATACATTGACCCATTTGAAAGTCACCATTCACCGCATTGGAGGTGAACTTGAAGCGCATGAGCCGACGCACTTCCTTCAGATTCACAATCTGATTGCTCGCGTTGGTTGCGACATCGGGGAATGTAAAGGTCTCGCCGGGGTCCTCCGGCGCGCGTGCATTGGCGCGGCCCGTGACCACGACCGACATATCGCCGCTTTGAACGAAGTCAGGCTCGATGCGCGCGCAGCGCAGACTCTTGTTCACGGGCTGTTGCCCCGTGAGCATCGTGATGTCGGCGGTCGTGATGAATGCGGGCACGGGCTCGACGATCGGACCGTTGATCGCATCCACTCCGGTTTCATGTTGCCAAAGTGTGTACCCAGTCGCCGTCGCGTCCACGTCCATCATGAGGGGTTTGCTGTAGACCTTCGCGTAGATACCTGCGGAGCGCCCGCTATTGGGTAGCTGTGTGTCGTACCAACTTCCCTCACGCACGTTGAGCACGACGGCATGCGTGCATTCGGTCGCCGAGTCTCGCGGATAACACCACCAGATTTCGCCCCAGCGCGGAACCTTGATCGCGAACACTTTTTGGCGCCAGGCGTAATTCAAGTGATCGAAGAACCAGTTCTGGTTGAACGAATTTGGGACTTCGCGGACCACACCATTGAAGGACAAAAACCGATCGACGCCCGCCCAGTAATACACGCCGTCGTATTCGATGACACTCTGTGAGGAGAGGATCGAGGACTCAGAGGAAATCGTATCGAAGCTAAACGGAACGCCGCTCAGAATGCTGGAATTGAACGACATACGGACAAGTGAATCGAGTGACCACAGAAGCCCCGCCGGTCCACTGCCGCCACCTCGAAGCGGTAGGCCCCGCACGATCTTCTGCCCCGTAACGAACGCCGCATCCGGCGGGGTCGTCACATCGTTTGCCGGAGAGACATCGACTCGGCCGCCGTTGCCGTAACTGACGAGAAACGGCGAGAGCACCATGACTCCACCACTCTGCGGGTCCATGGCAGTCGCGACGAGTGCGGCGGTTCCGGTTACATCTCCGTAGTAGATCGCGGTTTCCGTATCGCTGCTGATGTCATCGAGATTCAGCGCAGCGTGCGCGACGAGAATCGTATCCGTAGCCGACACGTTGTTGTTCATCGCGTCGAACTGCCAGAGATTGTTCGCATCGAGCGGGAACGCGGCCGGTGTGCGATTGTGAAGACCGATCAGAATGCCGGCGGAATCCACTTGCGCCTGCTGCAGCATGCTCTGACTACCGACGTGTACGTACTGCACGGCGTTCTGCGAATACGAACTCATGCCGTACACGCGCTCGGTGAAGGTGGAACTGATTCCGCGATAGCCGCCGATTTTGCGAGGCAGCCCACGGCTGAAGCGACACCATTGTCCGTCCGTGTAGTTGTTGCCCTCGAATTCGGTACCATCGCGTTTGATACCCGGATCACTGCGAATGACGATCGGGCTTTCCATCAGCTCACGGCCCCCTTCACATGGGGCGAGGCGTTGCCGCTGATGAAGTTCACCGTGCCGCTGTTGATGTTGAGAGCCTTGCCGGCGAGACCCGCGAAGCCAGATGCAATGTCGATCGACTGTCCCGTGGGCGCGGTTCCATTGGTTCCGGCGATGCCGAAGTCACCACCGTTTCCGCCCGCTCCGCCCGTTGCTGATCCCGCCTGCGCCCCTGCGCCGCCTGTTCCCTTCGAGTCAGAGCCGTCATAGAACAGCGCGCCGTTCTGTCCATAGCCACCGGCAGATGGCGTCACGCCTTCCGCGTACACGAGTGCACCCGGCACGCCGCCTGGACCGCAGCCGGCACCACCGCCACCACCGCCACCGTTCGCGACGTTCGCTCCATCGTCGAGGCTGATTCCGCCGCCACCGCCGCCACCGCCGCCACCCCAAATGAACCCGGCGGCGTTGGTGATGTTGATCGTGTTGCCCGATCCGACACCTTGAATCGCCGTGCCACCATCTTGACCATCGGTGCCGGCGTAGCCGATGTTGTCATTGCCTACTGCTTGTCCGAAGCCTCCGTTACCGCCTCTACCGCCGCAGCCAATGATGTAGCCGAGGTTCGTGAGATTGAGCGTGGAGCCCGACGGCAAACCCGACAAATCCATGGCATACGATCGATTGCCCGATGAACGGAAAATTGCGCCTACAGGGATGTTGATCGTGAATGTCCCTGGCGCACCGGGCGTCCCGCCGAGTGCGACGATCAAATTGAAATCCCAGTACGTCCCGGCGCTGAATGAGATCGTGCCGCCGCTCGCTGCGCCGGGTGCTGCCCATACCTCGTCGCCACGCCAGAACGTGGTCGCACTCGCATTCGTTCCAGAGTTCAGTCTCGTGACCGGCAAGTTGCCCGTCACACCGGTCGAGAGAGAGACTTGATCCCAATTCGGGTTGTTGCTGGCACCAGTGTTTGCGAGGTAGCGCGTGGCGCTCGTGTTTTTTGCAAGTGTGGAGAGCGTGTTGAGCGCTGAGCCATACAGGAGATCGCCTTGCGCTATCGTCGTGAGCCCGGTGCCGCCCTGGGGAACCGTCACTACCGCGTTGGTGGTGAGGATCGTCGTCGTCGCATTCGGCAACGTGTATGTTTTGATACTGCCGGCAGGACCCGTGAACAGCGTGAACGCGTTGCCCGTGCCCCCGTTGCCCGCTGGCAGGATTCCGGTTACGCCATTGGTCAATTCAACTTGAGCCCAGGCCGGATTGTTTGACGTGCCCGTGTTCGCGAGATAGCGCGTCGCGGTTGTATTTTTTGAGAGCAGCGAATACGTGTCCGCGGCCGAGCCGTAGAGCAACTGTCCTTGCGCGACGGTAATGAGTCCCGTGCCCCCCTGCGTGACAACGACCGGCGTGCTGACGATGAACGTCTCTGCGTGAATGACATTCGTTCCGTCACAGTAAAGAATCGTCCGCTGTCCCTGCGGTACGACAATGCCGGTCCCGCTCGCCGTCTTGACGGTCAGCGAGAATGCCCCCGTGGTGTCATTCGACACCCAATACTGCTGCACGGCCGCCGGCACGATGATGTTTCGGTTGCCGGTGAGAATGCCGATGAAGTCGTAGGCGATGCGATTGAGTTCAGCGCCCGTGAGCGTGTAGTCGCCAGTGCCACTCACGTTGATGACAATGAAATCGAAAACGGAGTTTGTGGCCTGACCGAGTCCGACCGTGAAGTAGTTACTACCATCGCTGTAGACGAACGCGCTTTCGTCCACACCGAAAATCAGCGAGGCGCTGCCATCGAGCGTGCCCGAGGACGGCGTGACGGTGAGACTTCCTGTGCCTGCATTCTTCACCGCGACATACCAATCCGCGCCCACGGATGCAGGGGTGGGCAGCGTGAAGGTGCCGAGTGCGCCGGTCCATTCCTGAACGGTCGCGCGATCGGCGTTCAAGATCGCATAGTTGACGGTGTGCGCGACAGGCAGCAGCTTCGTATTCAGGGTCGTTGTGATCGCCTTCAACCCGGACCCGGCGAGAGCCGCTGCGTTGGCGGTCGATGTTCCTGCGCCCTGCTCGAAGATGTCCCAGGTTCCGGCCGCCGTGGAGTTGTCGTTCAGGTAGATCGTCCACACTTCGCCCGAGGCGACAGTCAGGATCGTGCCGCCAGCGTTGTCGAGGATCGTGACGGTATCGGCTTCTTTGTTGTTGAAGCTCGTCGTGTACCCGGTCGAAACTTCTCTTGCGTCGGCGAGCGTGACACTCAGGCCCGCACCTGCGGGATGCAGGTTGATGATCTTTGCGACAATGTTGTCGCCCGCCACCGCTTGCTCGATGGGCCATACAAGCGACACATCCGTCGCAAATACGAGCGACAGAAAAGTTGGCTCGGCGGGGTAAATGGTGCCCCCGCCGAAGATTTCGGTGTACGTGGTCATTACGGTGCCTTGCGTGTCGCCGATCGATCAACGATTTTTTGCAAGTCCTGCGTGTTGATCGCCTGCATCTGCTGTCCGTACATCGCGCTCCATGTCGGAATGCGCTCGTCGTTTTTGAGGAAGGGCGTTGCTTCCAACAAACTTCTGTAGAGCAGAGCGTTCGGCGCGTAATCCGTCAGCCAGTTGGTCTGCGTGGCGTCATCGAGCAACGGCGGTTGCTGGTAGTAGAGGACTTCCCAGGGATAGCTCACGCCAGGGGTCGGCGTGATAAGCCAATGCGTGTAGTCGTAATCGCTGTAGAAGAGCGGCAGTGCCACTTCGGCAGAGTCTGGCCAGTAAGACCTGGCGTATTCATACGACCTCGGGAAAAGCGATGTGCGGGTGTTGTTCTCGTCACCGGTCCCGAAATTCATTGACACCGTTTCGCGCCATCGATCGGGCTTTTGATACACGCTCACGCCTGGATCGAGCGTCGTGACGACAACATTGATGAAGCCCTGAAATTTCAATTCCCCGGCGATGGCGCGCTCCGCCAGGTTGATGAGGCTGGGGAGCTGATCGAACACGGTCGTGTCCACCACATATCCACGTTCGAGGTAGCGCCGCATGTCCTCTTTGAGTGACGTGAAGGTCATCGCGGTCGGCATGCACTCCTCCAAACGCAAAACCCCGCCGAGGGGCGGGGTTCATCAATCAACGGCATCGGCCATCACTCCGGTAAGGGAGGAGGCGTGTTGTTCATGCGTTCAATCGCGTCGAGCGCGGCGGTGATTTCGTTGTACGCCGCCACCTCGGAGCCTTGGAGCTGCGTGCGTAGCAGAAACGCGCGGATGTTTGCGATCAATGCATTGGTCAGCATCTAGGCAGGGTCTCCGGACAAACGAATGGTGTATTGGCCTTCGGGGACGAACTCCGCCTCTGCGCTGTTCCAGTGCCAGAGGCTATCGCCACCGGGATTGCTGAAGAGGGCATCGGCTGTATCGAATGTCTGGCCCCACTCCTCCACGTTCAGCGACGTGAAATAGTTCTGCGAGACTTCGGCGTCTTCCACTCTGAATTCCATCTCACTCGGTGCGACCGAGAGCAGGCTGTAGCCGCTGAAGCCGTAGACGCCAGAGATTCGCGAGCCTTGAAAAACCAGCGTGCCACCAGTGGTCCCAAAGTTGGAGTACCCCTCGGCGCCGACGCCTACGGTGTCAGCAATGAACACGATGTCCGGTGCCGCCGCGCCGCCGCTCCCCGTAGACCAAAACGTGTCCGTGCCATCGCTGGTGAGCACGTTGCCCGACTGCCCGCTCTGATCCGGCAATAGCGCATTGAGCGCATCGTTTGCTGTCGCTTGGCCGGTGCCGCCGTTCTCGATCGGTAGCTCAGCAGTCACACCGCTCGTGAGGTCGACTTGTGCCCAGGCTGGATTGTTTGATGCGCCCGTGTTTGAGAGATACCGCGTCGTGCTCGTGTTCTTCGGCAAGGCGCTCAGCGTGTTCAATGCTGTTGCATAGATGAGGTCGCCTTGTGCGAATGTCGCGACCCCCGTGCCGCCCCGCGTTACTCCGAGCGTGCCGCTCGTGAAGAGCGCGGTATCGCGAATGCTGCTGCCGCTAACCGTTGTCGTTCCGTTGAGCGCGACATTGTTTGAAAACGTGTGCGCCCCCGTCCATGTCGGGACGATGCTCTGACTGAGTACAGGCGCGGCGTCCGAGCGCATCGCAGTGGTGGCAACACCGTTGACCGCGGAGAGCCCGACGCTTGCTGTGGGATTCGCGAATGCGGTCCCGCCGCTCGCGATATCAGACACCGTGCATCGGCGCGATGTCCCCGACTGCACGACCATCACCATCTCATTGCCCACGAGCGGCGTCACGACAGTCGGTAACTCAGTAACTTTTATTGTGTCGCTCACGGCGAGATGACCTCCACGTATGAGGTCCCCGTGAATGTGGGCGTCATCGAGGGAGGAGTGGTTGCATTCACTGCGCGAAGCTGGACCCGCGCCACAAAGGCATTGGTCAAATTTGTCGCAAAGGGACCATCCTGCAAGCCGTGGAACACGAGTGGCGTGATCGCCGGAGAGTTCAGCACCTTCTGACAGCCTTCATTCGGACTGGGGAATGTATTCACGTTGTACGTATCGAAGAACATGAAGCCATCGCTTGACCCCGATGCGCTGGCCGGCATGTATGCTTCAAAATAGAAGGCACTGTTGGTCGCATTCGTCACCGCGACGTTGACTCCCACTCTGATGCGCGGGAATAGCACGGCTCCCACTGCCGATAGATCGAGGTCTACGTCAACGTTGCCGGCGCCGCTGAAACTGATTGAGCCGGCCGCATAGATGTGCAACACGTTACTCGATGCAAGCGTGGCTGCCGGGACGCTGAACTTGACGATGTTGTAACCCTGCGCGTCGGTCGTCGGCGTTGGGTTCAGAGAGATGATTGTCCGATTACTCGTACCGCCTGCGGATGCCCACACTTCATCGCCGCGCCAGAATGTGGAGCTACTTGCGCCTGTCCCGCTATTCAAGCGGCTGACGGGAAGATTCCCACTCACGCCGTTCGCGAGATTGACTTGCGCCCAGGCGGGCGCATTCGACGCACCGGTATTCGAGATGTATCTCGTCGCGTTCGTATTCTTCGCGAGTTGCGCGAGCGTATTGATCGCCGACGCGTAGATGAGATCGCCTTGCGTGTAGCTTGTAAGTCCCGTTCCGCCAGTCGTCGGGCTGATGATGGTTCCCGTTGGAATGGCCCCGACATCCGTCGCGTCGAGCACCACAACACCGGTCTGACCGTTGACCGAGGTAACAGCGCCCGTGCCGAGGTCCGCGATGTCCTGCACCGTCGTGCGCACCGTTGCACTCGACTGCACAATAGGAACTTGCTCGGTGCCCGATAGCGCGGCGGCGGGTGGTAGACCAGAGATCGTTACGCTCATGAGGCCCACGGCTCCACAATCAGAAGTTCATTGCATGCGGGCAGCGCGTTGACTGCGGCTGCCAGCTCGACACCATCCTCCGTGAGAATTGGACTGATCCCTTGGCTGACGACGTAGATGTCGTCTTGTGTAATGAAGTAGTGGAGACCGTTCTCCGTGAAGATGTAGCCGGGAAGATCAAACGGGTGCTCGCACGTCGTCACCGCGATCGGCACATCTGGACGTACGAAAGGCAACACGAGATTGTCCGGTTGCCGCGGCGGTAACCGGTACGGATCGAGCATGTCCCAGTCGTCGCGGCAGACACGAAGGCCGGGAAGGTTTCCGTCTTCGATCAGCTCATGCAGTAAGAACCGACGATTGCACCGATCACAGATACCCACCGCGGACCAAGGTGCGCCGGTCGGATCATCCCAGCCGCTCATTTTGTGTATGGCGAGAGATTGACGCGGAAGAAGGTCGGGCTCGAATCCTCCTCGCCGGTCCAAGCTGTCGTGATGGCGCGATCCGCCGAACCACGCAGCACCGGGATGAGATTGATATCGACCTCCTGAATCTCCATTGCCAGGCGCGCCGCGAGTTCACTCACCACCGCTTCAAACCAGCGCTGCGGGAAGTCGAGCGTTTCAGTCAGCGTCCCCACATCCATCAGGTAACGCTTGCGTACCAGCACGAGCTGCCAGAACGTGTACTGAAGTTGCACCGCCGGCCAGATGCGCAGCACCGGCTGATCGCGCTGAAGATCAAGCCAGTATTGGACCGGTCGGCCCTGGAATGCCTTGTCCGGCAGGCTCTGATAGTCATCGCGATTGATCCGCGCCATCGGGATTTCCGATGGCGTGTTTGCGACAACGAACTCCGCGACATCGAGCACCGTTGGCGCGGTCGCAAGTAGCTTCACATTGAGTACGTTATTAAGAGCAGTTCCCTGAAGAGTCGTCTCTGTCGCAAAGAGATCAATCCAGACCCACTCACCGCGGACCGCCGCGAATGTCGCGTTGGTGTAAACCGATGTATAGGTGACGCCATCGGGCGAGGTCTGCACGGCGACATTCCATGTGCCCGTCGCATTCGGCAAGATTCCAATATTGGTGATGTCGGTTTCCGACTCGAACGTGATGATGATATTTCCGCCGGGCGTGGTCTGAGTGCAGGCGGTCTCGACATCACCATCCGTTGCGTTGTCCGCAGTCCCCTCGCTGGCAGTCGTATCTCCTGAAAGCCGTTGCAACTGCCGGATTTGAAGATTCAAGACATCAACGGTTCCCGCGGGGCAGATGACTTCGGTTGACCCTTCGTAGAGCGGGAGGAGCTGCTTCTCGACACACCAGAGCGGGATACCACGATTCACCAACTCGCTCATGAGCAGATAGAGCAAGTCCTGCGCAGTTTGCAGATGCTCGCTCGTAATGAGCTGCGTCGGCAGACGACAGCGACGGAACGCGTGATCGATGACCTTGCGCGTGACGAACGTCGTCTGCGACACGGTCCCGCTGACTGCCATGATTGCTCCGAGTGGGGATAAACGGGGACATCCCTGTCCCAAGCACTCCGAGGGTCAACACGGAGAGCGCGTCTTCAGCGACGCGGCGCGATTAGTTTCTCTAGACCTTTGTGGCCTTTCGGGGCCGGATACTTCACATGCTCGCCAATCGTTTGTTCGGCGATACGCTTCGCCTGCGCGACGGTGACGGGCGAGCCATCAGCTACTTTTTTTTAACGCTTCCGCCGCTTTCATAGCCCATACGCTTGTTGGAGGCGCCGCCTTTGGATCGCATCATCATCGGTGCGCCCCGGCGAATCATCTGATCCCGCATCATCGGCGGTGATGGCCGCTGCATCTTTGCGGCTTGTGCCATTCGGACAGCCTTACCGATCATCGGCGCGAGGCCACCTCGCGCTCGCTTGGCCTTGCCACCGCGTGCGTAGTCCTGCCCGGTTGAGGCATTTGCCACGTATTCGTCGATGGACTGGTTTTTGCCGTTGACCATCCCGCGCTGTCCACTCGCCATTCCCCGCTTGACCTTGTCAACGAACGTGCGCAGCAGCTCCTTTGGAATTTCAGGGATGGCCTTCACCGATTCTGCGAGGGTGTATGGATTCTGACGACGAGGAAGTACAGCGCCGCGCCGGACCGGGCCGCCGTCCGCCTTCTTCATGCGTCCGCCCTTCCTGAACCCCGGACGTAGCGGAGTCTTGCCGCCCGACTCCTGATCGAGATTGTTGTATGACTTCGCGCGACGAATGAGCGCACCGCCCTGATCCCCAACCTCTTCGCTCTTCATGCGTGGGTTGTCCTGGCGTACGAAGCCGCCATCGGCGAATGCTTTGCGACGGATGTATGGCGACACATTGGTGACGCTGCCGGTGGACCCGGTGAATCCCATGCGCGCGGGAAACTTGAAGCCTGCGCTTGGGCCGTAGCCGGTGGGTTTGAAGCCCTTCATGAGTTGTGCTCCTTCGTCATGCAAATCGCAGCCAAGAGCCGAGGTTCGTTGCGATGAAAATCATCGCGAACGGCAAACTGGCAGTGATCGTCGATGGCGCGCCTGAGATCGAATTGCCGTTGCCGCTCACCGTGAGCGCCGTGACGGTCTGCGTTGTGGTGACGTGGATGATCTGTCCGTTGAGAGGGCTAGCCGGCATGTTGATCGTGCCGGTGGCGAGGGTGCCGGCCGGATTCAGGACGAGAATCGTGTCCCGATCGGCGATCGTGATCGTGAAGCCCGTCGAAGGCGTCTGTTGATTCTCGCCGCGAATGCCATTCGCGCCGGTGAAGTACGCCATACCGGCGACGCCGCTTCCTGCGGCTGCTCCACCGTTGATCGCCACGTTGCCGGCCAGAGCACCGGCGGTGGTGGTCGAAGTACCTCCGGCGATAGTGACATTGCCGCCGCTCCCACTCGTGACACCGACGCCGCCGTTGATGTTGACGGCACCGCCGCCATTTGTCGCACCTCCGCCCGCGCCGGCATTGAGATTGAGCGCGCCGCCCGCACCTGCCGTGGCCGCGCCGCCTGCAATCGTGAGCCCGAGTCCGGTCGTGGTGGATGGCGCGCGAAGCGTCCCCGCTTGGCCAGACTCACCGAGTTCAAGAATGTCCGTCGCAGCGGTGAATGTGAAACCCGCGTCGCCTGCGAACGCGCCTGCGTTGTTGTATTGAACTTGCGTCGTGCTGCCGCCGGGCGCGGTAGCCGGCGCCGCCTGCCACGTCGGCGCGGAGCCCGATCCATTGGATGTGAGTACGTTAGTGCTGCTGCCGGCACTTCCGCCCACGAGCCACGCACCCACCGCATCAATCGTGATTCGCGTTGAGCCGTTCGTCGCGAGACTCAGATTCGCGGTGCCACTCCCGGTGCGCGTTCCAGTTGCGATTGAGACAGTGCCCGCGTTCTGGTTGGTGCCGACGCCGTTGCCGCTGGTGATCGTCGTCGCGCCACCCGCGCCGGTGCCCGCGCCGTTGCCGGAGGTGAGGGTGATGTTGCCACCCGTGCCCGAACCGGCGGCGCTCGCTGTGAGGGTGATCGAGCCACCATTGGCTGCGCTGCCGCCCGGATTGCCGCCCGTGATCTGCACGCCTCCCGGTTGTCCAGCGTTCGCCGAAAGGCCGCCCGTGATAATTACGTCGGCGCCGTTGCCATTGGTCGTATTTCCGTTACCACCCTGCAACGTCAACAAGCCACCATTGCCGGAAGTGCCGCCCCCCGTACCACCGCGCACGAGAACGGACCCACCAGCGCCGGTTCCATTCCCAGCGCCGGCACTCAAAGTGACGTTGCCGCCTGCTTGATTGCTCGGCGCAATGCCACCGAGTAGTTGTAGCGTCCCGCCGGTGCCACTGCTCGCGCCAGTGCCGGCACGAACGATGAGCCCTCCGCCCGTCGTGCTCCCCGTTGGCGCTGTGATGATGCCGGTCGTTGCGAGAGAGCCGACCGTCAGAATGTTGTTTGTGTCATCCCAAGTGAGATCAGCATCACCTGCGAACGCGCCCGAGCTGTTGTATTGAATTTGCGTCGTGCTTCCGGCGGCCGTGCCGGTGCCCGTGTTCTGCCACGTCGGCGGCGTGCCGGTGCCGTTTGATGTGAGCACCTGTGCCGCATTGCCGGCAGTTGTGCCAGCCATCAGCCAAGCACCATTCGCATCAATGCGAAGCCGTTCCGTGCTGTTGCTGGTCAATCCCAGTGAATTTGCAGCCGGCCTATACATCCCCACGGTAGGCGGAGAGCTTCCACTGACGCCAACGCGCGGCGCGCTAATCTGACCGCTGAACGTCGCGGTGCCCGTCCCGAGCTGTGTGAACGTCGGGTTATCGGTCGCGTTGCCGACGCTGATATCTGAGATCGCTGTCGTCGTGCCACGCGTAACCGCGAGCCAGTTCTTGCCAGCTCCGTCCGCGTCCGTGCGCGTGCGCCCGGTGAGGACGCTCGCGTTCACGTCGAAATCCCATAACTTCAAATCCGCGCCGACATCCGTCTCATTCAGTAGCAATCGCGGCTCTGCAAGCGACCATGTATGAATTCCGGTCCACGTCGGAACAATCGCCTGCGAAAGTGCCGGTGCGCCATCCGAGCGGAGTGCGGTCGTCGCCGAGCCATTGACTGCGGCAAGCCCGATCGTCGCTGTCGGATTCGCAAGACCGGTGACGCCGCCAGCGGCGGTTGCCCACGACGCCGCCGCGCCAGTGCCCGCACTTGTGAGCACCTGTCCCGAGGTGCCATTCGATCCGTTTGCACTGAGTTCGCCCGAGGCACCCACAATGAAGCGATTCGAGCCGCCCGCGGCCAAGACAATCGTGCCGTTTGCTCCTGCGCCGGCCTTCACGCCGGCAGCGACCGTCACGTTGCCGCCGTTGCCCGCGTTGGCTCCATCGCCCGCATTGATCTGAATGCCGCCGCCGTTGCCACTTGTTTGCGCATCGCCAGCATTCAAAGCGATCGCGCCACCCGCTCCCGCCGTCCCGCCTCCACCGCCCAATGTGAGTTGTGCAGGCGTTGTGTCTGTGAGTGGTGCCCCGCCCGAGACAATGAGGCCCGCTGTGGTGCCAGTGCCGATAGCACCGACCGCTGTGCCGACAGTCAGCGTGCTACCGGCGTCATTCCATGTGAATTTGGAACTCGCACCGAACGCTCCCGAGTTGTTGTACTGAATCTGTGTGTTCGCGCCGGCTGGACTTCCACCGGCGGCGCTGACAATTACCTGCCCAGGCGTGGCCGTGCTGACTGTGATATTCGAGCCGGCCGTGAGAACGCGCGAGTTTGGAAGACCTATCTCCGTAGAAAAGGTCACGAAGTCTTCGGTGGACGGCGCGCTGCCCCCGCCGCCAGTGATGCCGGGGCCTTCGATGCCGCTCATGCGCCGGTCCCCGCCTGAAGTACGGTCAGCTCCGCCGAGCCCGTACCGGAATTCGTCAGCAATCGAACCGCCGTGACCGGCGAGATGATTGTGCCCACGTCGTCCGCGGTCACATTGGTCAGGTCCACATGTGCGAACCACACAAACGGGCCTGAACTCGTGAGCACATCTGAGTCGCCCGTGTATTCGAGCGTGACATCCACCGTGCCCGTGACATCGATGAATAAACTTACGTCGAACGGATCGATATATAGGTCTAGCGGAATGGGCTGCGAGGCGCCGACACCAGTCGTACCGAATTCGACGTTCGTTCCAACCGCCCCGCTCGCAGCGATACGCGTCACGGTCAGAAAGTCGAGTGTCGTGCTGACGGTCGTATTGTTGATACCCGTGACGGTGTCAGTGATCGAGGCGCCGGCCGAGTTCGTCCCGTACACCGTAAAGATGACCGTGGAAATGTTGCCGGTCGAATGACCGGCGACCTTCCGCTGCGCGGTGAGCTGCGCGACGCCTCCCGCAACAAGTGCGCCATTGAGAGTGAGATCGGCAGCGCCCACAGTTGTCTGCACCTGCGCGATGCCATCCGCGTCTGCCGTGAGCAGCGCGCGTGTGATGATGACTGGACGCATGAAAGTCCCTCAGAGTGCAGCCCCGTTTCCGAGCTGCACCCTGGTGTGAGTTGCGGAGGAGTTAAGCGGGATCGGCGGAGGTGTAGCCGGCCGAGGACGCGTTGCCGTACCAGTTATCGTTGGCGTTCGCCCGTACGTACCCACCCGCGTTCGAGTAAGTGCCGGAGAGGTTGTTGCCTGTGATCTGGTTGAGACCGGCGCCGCCGGTCAGGTCAATACCGCCCGAGTTGGCGGCGGCCGTGAACGGGCCGATATCGTTGTTCGCGATCAGCGTGTTCTGAGCTGCGCCGATGATCTGATTGGTGTTCGTGGTAAATACGTTGTCATGGATATACCACTGATACATCGAGCCACCGGTCACGCGGATCGCAGTCGTCATGTTGTCGAACTGCGAGAACGCCACCTCCACGTTGTATGGGTTCTCGGTGAAGCTCGTCGCCCCGCATCGAATGCCGATCCCGGTACCTGAGAAACGCATGGCGCGAATCGATGCGTGGGAGGCATCGCGCTCCAAGTCTCCCGCTCCGGCGTTGCGCACGATTTCCAGACAGGCGGCGTTCACATCAATCGCCGTCATCAAGAAGTTCGTTAGGCGCCATCCCTGCTGAAGAATGCGCAGCGTCGCTTGCGCAGCGGTCCCGCCACTTGCCGGCGGAGCCCACTGAGCGGCGGCGTACTGGCCCCCGGCAGGCGTGGAGTCAGCATGTCGGGGTCTATTGCCGCATCCGTTGATCCAGCAATCGAACACCTGCACAGGCGTCACGAGTTGTTCCGTGATCTTGCCAATGAAGTTCACGACATCGCCATCGCTGATGACGGTGAATGCCTTCGCCATCGTCAAAAACGGCTGCGTCGGTGCGGTGCCGCTGTATCCATCGCTGCCAGGGCTCCACCCCGTCGCCGGAATGGTGCTGCTCGCGTTGACGAACCACGTTCGGCCGAAGGCCGACGTGACGAATTTCTGATCGCCGCCGAACAGCGGGACGCCGAAGCTCGTCACGCCGTTCGGAAAATCAGTGTATGAGTTGTATGGCGCACTCACGGCTCATACTCCTGCCGTGCCAAACACGGTTCGCCAGTCCACCCAGTTCGGCAGATATCTTTCTGAAGACTTGTACCTCATCGAATCTGTGTTGAAGGATGGCTCGCTCGTACGTTCGAGACGACGACGCATCACCAACTTCAGTCCGTCATCGACATTCGTCTGTACCCACCATGCCGTCGTGGAGGTGAGGCGCGATAGATTCGCCTGCCCTTTCGAGAGCAGACCCATTGATTTGACCGGGTTAATGTCATTGTTCGCGGCGCCTGTTCTCAACACGCTCTTTAGCAGCACTTCTGCTTGGAACGTGTTGCTCGGAGAGACCACGAGCGACATCGGATTGAGCCGAATCTTTTTTCCGCGCGAATCGATCGCCTGCCGCACCTGAATGAGCATCTGCTCAAGCGAAGTTTGCGAAAGTGCCGCCGGAGTCGTGAGCTGATTGCTCGCTACACCGCCGATGATCGGATGCGAAGTCGAAACGAGTGAGACACCATCACCGCCCGGATAGCTCGCGTTGAACGCGCGATTCAAAATATTTGCACACAGGGTCTCTTTTGTTTCAATCATCGATTGCGCGAGATGGCGCGCGTACGTTGTGCCAATCTGGATGTGGTCTCCATCTTCCACAAGTACCTTGGTGAGACTAAAGGCCAAACCAAATACGGCGTACACCGTTCTTTGGATATAGAGCACACCGCCGCTGTCGTAAGTAAATGAAGTCCCTTCTGGCACCTGCGGGGCGACACCGAAGCCATAGAGAACGACATCTTCCAAGTACGCGCGCGGAGGAACGTTTGATTGTTCCTTGAACACTTGGCGCCATTCATCGGCGCGTTGATCGTACAGTCCGTCGAATGCGTCGGAGAGGATTGGCTCTACGACACTTCTGAAATCACTGCTCTGCATAGGCACGGCCATTTTGGTTTCTCCTTAGTAGCCGGCCGTTGCCGACTGATTTTGATGCTCGTTGATCCGCACGCGCACGACGGTGAATGCGTCACCCCATGCGTTCGTGGGCGAGAGGGAGATACCGATGACCTGAAGCCCCGCAGTCGTGACGGCGGGCGTATCGATCGTCACGCTCGAAAGGCCCGTGATCGTGTTGCCGGAGTTGGTCGTGTTCGCGGACCAGTCGGCTTCCTCGCCGATGTCGCTCTCCGTGATCGAACCCGAGCCTTGGATTTCGTAGATCGTCGCCGGATCAGACGTGAACCAGCACACGATGTCGGTGGCACTCGTGGATGCCGGCCACTTGTTGCTGAAGTTTCGGCGACCGTTCACGTCGGTGTACTGCACGCCTGCGAACGAGCCGATCGCGGCCGAGCCCGCGGCTGCAAGCGTGATTACACCGTCGAGATACGCGACCGGCGAATACTGAAAAATGTTCGACGTATATCCGGTCGCGATCGAGCCCGACACGGGAATGATGGTGCCCGAGGGGTGATAGACCGGCTTCAGTCCGAACGGGGCGGACACAGTAGACATGGGGAACTCCGGGAACTGGTCATGACCTTCCCGCCCTCACGTCTCGCCAAACTCATCGGCGAAGTTCGGAGGCGCGGGACCCTTCCCCAGTTGCGCGGTTCCGTCGAAGAGCTTCACGGGGCCGACCGCTCCATGCGTGGCCTCTTGCTGCTTCAGGACTTCGGCGACGATCGCGCTCTCTTCCTCAAGCGGTTGCTCGTGGTGAGAGATCGTCATGTAGTCTTGATAGACAGACAGAGGCAGCTTCGCAGCCAACATCTCGTTGATGCCGACAAACCCCTGATACTCGCCCGTCTTTACGTTGGCGAAATCAAACCCCGGAATCTCGCTCGCTTTGATGAGCTGATAGCCCAATCGCATGCGCGCTTGAATGGAGTCTTTGGGATTCGTCGTCGTCAACCAGCAAACGTGAAAGCCCGGTATCGCGGGCAAATCCGGCAAATGGGTCTGATAGAGCCCCTTTCTGTACGCTTCGCGTCGCTCTTCATCAGACAGCGCTCGGTTCTCTCGGAGGCTGCGCTCTTGCGCGCGCCGATCTACGCGAGACTCCGCGGTCTTTCGTTTGAGTCGCGAATCCAAAAATGGGGCATTGGTGGTCACACCGTTCTCCGGTCTGTCCCGATTCAAGATCGATTGGACGCAGATACTTCCGCGTCCCACTCTGCGTATCGTTTGAGCATGCGGTTGCGGGTCACAGGGTCGTCCCACACTCCGTACTGCTTCATCGCTTCCTTGCGCTCCGCCGAGACATAGACCTCACCCTTTCGGAGTGGACGCTCGCGCCCACCTGAACTGAATTTCGGCCCGGCCTTCGGACGGGGTTTCTCGTCCTCGTCCTCCACGTCGTCGTCATCGTCGGCGCGCGCTCGCGCGCCTTTGAACTTCTCGGGAAGGCGGCGCTTCACACGCTCCGTCAGTTCTTCCCAGTATTCGGGTGTCGACGGATCGAATCCCTCGCCCGCCAACGACTCATCAATCGCGCGCACGACGACGCTGTGCTCATCAGTTCCGTTGAAATCGAACCAGTCGTGCTCGCTCGCCCACTCGCGCGCGTGGCGCACGATGCGCGGATCAGGTTTCTGCACCTCGGGCTCGCGGCGCTGCTGCTGGACGGCTTCCGCCTGCTGCTTGCGCTGCTGCTTCGCTGTGCCCAATTCCGCCAACTGATCGCGCAACTGATCGCGGATGCGCTGCGCTTCGACGAACTCCTCGGCGCCCGTGCCGTTGGGTTTCTTCAAAGCCTCCGCGATCACGCGATCCGCGTTGTTGAGTTGCGCCTGAATCGTGTTGATGCGCTGATCGACGGCGGCGCTCTCGTTCTGAGCCGTGCGCCCTTCGACCGCCATCAAGCGCTTCTCCAAATCCTCATTGCGCTGGCGGAAGTAGTTGTACTCAAGGCGCTCGCGGGCTCGCGACGCCTTGGCTCGTTCACGGCGCTCTCTCGCTGACTCGCGCCTCTTCGCACCGACTTGAGGTTTGTCGTCGCCTTCGGGTTCGTCGCCAGCACCGAGGCGCTTATCCTCCGGCTCGTCCTCCGTCTCGGGAGGCGCCTCGGCGAGCCCTTCAGCTCCCGGCCCAACCGGAATTAGTTTCTCTTCGTCAGCTTTCGCGGCTTCGCCCACGGCAATGCCTCTCAGATGTACGCGACCACAGACAGCGGGTCGCAGGTGATGCGGCCGATGAGATCGAGGTCATCGAAGACCACGAACGTCACGTACTCATCGGTGGTATTGGGAATGGCAACGCCCCATCGATCGCCGCCGAACTGCGGCACACGGACGTACTCGCCCGGCGCGCACCACGCGCCCTCTACCCAACTCACGCCCTGGTCGCGGTTCTTGAAGGCAAGCGGCCCGAGAGCGCGAACGCGCGCGATCTGAGTGAGTTCGTGCTCTACGCCGCGCGCAGCCGGCGCGACGATGATCCCGCTCGCGGTTCGCGTCTTGGCTCTGCGAATCTGCACGAGCACGCGCGATCCGTATGGCACGAGTCCCGGATCAACGTCCGGAAACGCATCCTCAAGCGAGGAGTAATTGAAAGTCGGGCGCGCAACGGCGGCGACTTGCGGCATCGGAGACAGCTCACTCTGCAAAGCATCCGAACGCCTGCCATGCACGCTCGCGCACCCTCCACGGAGCGAAGGCACACGCCTGGCGAACAGCGTGCAAAACAGGGGCTAGGGATCAGCGCTCGTCGCGGCGTTCCGAGAAATCGGGATCGCCTTCGTTGAGGCAGTGCTCAAGGATTGACCGGGCCATATCAATAGCCTGGCGCATTCCGCAGGAGTGGCCGTAGCCATAGAGTGTTTGGTCAGCCGGAGTGATGGACTCCTCGGCCAGCCGGGCTCTCAGCTTCGTCAACTCATCAATCGCACGTTCAAGGGGCGAGAGTGCATCTACACGTTTGAACACGTCAACCTTCGCAACACCCCGCGCCTACTTGCGATAGTTCCATTTCATGGGAAGTACATCGGGCAATCGCAGGAACGGTGGCGGCGCGTACTCCTCCTCATGCAGGGCATTGAGGATGTCTTCGAGTGGCAGATGCTCGCCGGCACGTTCCGCCTGCATTCGCAGAAGCGTGCGCTCGATGTCGCAGCAGTTCATCTGCCGCGTCCGCTCGGTCGCATCATCTTCTTCTTCACGACCCGGCCGCCCTTTTTGTAACCGGGGTTCGGCTTGGGATTCGGTGGCGGTTCCAGTCCTTTGCCTTCCGCGAGTCGATAGCGTTGTCGTACAGCTTCGTCTGACATGATTACGTTTCCTTCAGGTAGTAGAGAGATGCGCGAGGACGATCTTCACCAGAATGATCGCGAGGAGCACGATCGCGCCAATAAGGGTGAGCGTGCGCCACCCATGTTCATGCCAATACTCGCGGAGTTTCATAGATCACCTGTCATGGATTCGGATTGATGCCCGTACCCGTCTCGACGGCTGCCTTGGTGTCGGCCAGCGTCTCGGCTTCAGCGATTGTGAGGGCAGTGACGTTGTCGGCCGTATTCATCCGCTCGCGCGCCGCCAGCTCCGCCGTATTGCGCGCATTCTCGTTTTCCTGTTGCGACGCTTCACGCATCGTGAGCTGCTGCTGCATCATCGAGGAGCGCTTGTCGTCGTGTGCCTGCTTGATCTGGTCTCGCTGCATGTCCGCTTGCGTCTTCTTCGCATCACGTTGCGCATCTGCGGCCAGCGTCAGTTGCACTTCAGATTGGCGCGCTTGAATTTTCTCGCGCGCGCTCTGTGCGTCGATCTGCTTGCTGGCGAGTTGCGCCTGCGCCTTCGGATCAGGAGGCACATTCGGCCCAAACGATTGAAGCATCTGCTGCGCGCGCTGGATGATCGCGGGCAGCGACTGAAAGGTCTGCTGTGCCGCTGCCACCGTTTCGTGGGAGGCCGCTGCAAGCGTCTGGTCCAGCTCCTTGCGCGTCTGCGGATCGCGGAACTTCATGAGGTCACCCAGGTCCTGACGCAGCTCGGCCGAGAGTGATTCGTAGATGTGATTCACATACCAGAGCCCGACGTGTTCCTTGAGATGATTGAGCGCGGCGGGGATGAAGGTCGATGCGATGACGCTGAGCTGCCCGAAGAAAGGCGAGGTCATGTAGTCGAGCAGGACCTGAATGTGTGCAAGGTGATCCTGATCTGGATATGCAGCGACTGGGCGCCCAAATGTCATCGCGAGATTTTCATTGACCGCGTTCATTGGTTCGGCGCTCGGGGCCGGCACCAACAGGTTCTCGGCATCCGGAATGCGCGTCTGTTCGAGAATCATCAACTCGACGGCGCGCTGGTCGTATAGCGGATTCATCTGCGCGCGCTGTGCCACAATTTGCATTTGGGCAAAGCGCTGGATATCGGAAAAGATTTCCGGATCGCTGACCGGGATCACATCGAGTGGGCCATCGAAATCCGAGCGGCGCACCATCAGCTCGCCAGTCTCATCACGCACCATCTCATCCGTGAGATACATGCGATTGATCCGATGAAGGATGCCAAGTGTGCGCGCCATCGCATCGTGCAGCCGCGAGTGAATCGCGGAGAACACTTGCATTCCCTGTTCGATCATCGCCAACGTGGTGCCGACCGGCATGTTGGCGCTGGCGTTGTCGGCGAACTTTTCAAATGTGGTTTGAATCACGCTGCGGCCAGCGTCTACACAGAAGCCGAGCAATGTGAAGAGCGTGGCAGACGGCGGGTTGAAGGGCAGCGGCATCATCAATTTTCTGATGTCATCCGTCGCAATGGCTCCCTCCACTTCAGTCACCTGCGTCACATTCAACTCAAGGCTTTGCCCGCTGAAATTAGTCCCTTTCAATTTCAGCAGCGTGGGTAGGTTGTTGATGTGGGCGCTGTCGAGCAACGCGCGTAACGCACCAGTTGCGGCACCCGAGAGCGAGCCGATCATGTGCGTCAGACCAATCGGGTAGCACCCCCTCCACGGGACGAACGGCCATTCCGACATCCAATACATCGGCTGTCGGGTGTCGTCGCTCTGCTCCCAGTTGCGTACGACCGCGGTCACCTTTTTGCCCGTCGCATCGATGCTGATGCGATAGGGCACGACACCTTCGTCTTCGAGGTCCGCATGCACCATGACCTCGTACATGGTGCGCAAACCGTCTTGGTTGTAGACCTCCTGTTGCTTCCCCTCGATTTTCTGGTTCGCCTGTTCTGCCTTCGTGACTTCCGGCGGCGCGCCGGGCGGCATCATGTCGATGTCGCGATAGATTCCCTCCTCAACGCGTTTGTCGTATTCGTACTCGGTGATGTACTCGACATATGTCGCGCGTTCGGCGGTATAGAAGCTACTCGCCGCGTACGGCAGATAGACATCGTCCACGGGCACGAACGTCGCAACCGGACGCTTTTTTCCCGTGTCGTAGACGATGCGCAGATACCCGACGCCCGCAAGCGGCGTTTGCGTCAGCAGTTGCTCAAGCTCGCCGCGAAACTCCTGCATCTGCTGCTTGCACTGCCAATTGAGATACTTGGTTTTGCGCTCCGCCTTCGCGACGCGTGCCTTCGTCGCCTTGCCGGGAATGTAGTCGCGGGCCGGGCCATCAGCGGGGAGCAATTCGCGGATCGCGCGCGATGAAAAATCGATGCACGCCTCGGTGAGCATCGGATGTACGACTCGGCTCGCGCCTGAAAACGCAGCGCCGCCGGGCGCGTCCTCGCCGAGTCCGGTCCTGCGCAATCCCTCCTCGTACTGCTTGTCGCGCTTCTTGCGCGACTCCTTGTCATACTCGATCTTCTGCACGAGTTCACTGCACAGTTGGTCGAGTTCGTCTTGATCGAGATCGTCGGCGATGTTCCGATACCACTCGCCCTCCCTCTCGACTTCACGATCTTGTGCGAGCGTGACGATCGCGCCGCCGTCATCGAGGTCCACCGGTTCATCTTGGGCAGCACTCATCGTCGGCGCGTCGGGCGACGCACCGAGCATCGGTTCGGGCATTGGCATTCTCTGTGGGAGATGGCAATTGCCTTCAGTCGTGAGGCAATTGCCACGGGGGTTTGTCGGTGCGCCGCTTGTAGAGGTTTAGCGGCGCTCTAGTGGCTGGCCCATCCTTTGCAACGGATTAGGCATGAACACAAACACAAAAGACCTGTGCATCGGCTATTACGAGAAAGCCTTCGGCGAATACGTCGGTGGTTCCACCGTGCGCTACACCTGGCGGTGTGGGCATCAGTACACCGAGACGCTGATGATCGGCCCAAAAGGTCGAGGCAGCCGCGGCCTGCGTAAGCCCATGTCACCGGAGGTGGTGAAGATGCTCGCGAAATATTGGGGGCAGATGATCGACGGGAAACCGCACTACGGTTTATCCGCCGGACCGTGTCCCACATGCGTGAAGATCGCCAAAGCGATCGACCCCAAGCTCGTCCAACATCTCAAACGGCGTAAGGGTTGATGAGCGGGCCGGGGACACGACGCACCTCATCGTCCTCGTTTCGTCTGGCCGGCGGTGAAAACGCCGGAATCCACTGATCCTTGAGGACGCGTAATGCGGCAGTCGTCGAATCGAGCAAGTCATCGTGCGCGATCGTTCCGGCACCGGAGTACGAACACACCTGCGTGATGAGCGGATCGGCCCACATCTTCGGCTTGCCTCGCATACGCTCGCTCTCTACCACCCACACGCGGGCGTGTGCGAAGAGCGGCGAGATCAAATGCAATCTTGCTAGCTTGTCCGCGCGGCCAGGATTGTAGGCATGGCAGAGTAGTCCCTCGCGCGCCAACGATTGACGCAAGCTGATGCCCGAGCCCTTGTCTTCAATTAAGATCATGTCGATGCCACGACCGCCGCGGGCTTTCAGCGGTCGCTGCGAAGGCAGATACGGCTGCACCAGTTCCTCGGCTTCACCGTACTGGAACTGGCTTTCCTTTTTCACCCTCGTGACGAGGTCCGGAAATCCGAGCCTGTCCTGCCACGCGTCGAGCAGCAGCACATGTCGCTGTCGTTGCCCCTCGATGTGCGAGCCCGCGCGAATGATGTCGGGGCCGGCTTCCTCGAATACACCCCACACGCTGCACGCAGTGAAATCCGCATCGCGTGTTTTGCGGTCCACCGTGTCTTCGGTAAATGCGGTATCGAGTGACATCACCACGCACAGGAACCGGGGCAGAGGTTCGTCAACAGGCCATAGGTTCCATTGTGATCGCCTGATGATGCCGCCCTCTTCCGGATCAATCAGACGGCCGAGCGCTTCCTGTTCCCAAATACGTGTGCCTCGATACTGTTCAATTTCTTGCAGCATCGAGTCGGGAAGATTCTGCGCATTCTCGTGAATGCTGCCGCTCACGATGATCGTGCCAGGCTGCGGTGCCATGCGCTCGCGCATGAAGGCAGTTGGGCGCGGCGTTGTCGTCCACATGACGCGCGGCAGATGGCCGAGGCGCAGGCCGAAAATCATGTTCGACCACGCCTCTTCGGGATACGCCCACGCGGCCAATTCTTCCGCCCACACGCGATGGTGCTGCGGCCCGCGTAGACGATCGGGTGAATCACCGGCGAAGCCCCTTAGCACAGCGCCGTTCCAAAGCGTGAGACTGGGAACGCTCCGCGAATAATCTTCCGGCTTGTAAAGCAGCGGCGGGATTACGGCCAACAAACCTGTCGGCCCTTCAAAACATGTGTACCTCGCGTCCTGATACGTGGGCGCGATGATTGCGTTGAAACTGTTGGGATGCTGAGCGGCTTCGAGCCCGATCCAATTTGCGCCGGCCAGGGTTTTTCCAAATCCTCTTCCGCTGCAAATGCCGAAGCATTTCCAACCGGGATCGGTTGCATCTGGCGGAATCTGCTTCGCGCGGGCCTGTCTTGCCCACCGCGCTTTCCAATACGCGACTGCAAGCTCGTGCTCGGTCAGCTCGTCGAGCTGACTGCGGAGCACGGATTCGTTTATCAAGTCGTGATCGTGGTGCCAGAGGTTGGAATTTGAATCGGCCAGGCCGGTACCGCTATAGTCCGCGCCCGCCCGCGTTTCACAGAAAGGAAAGCCCCCGATGACGTGACCTTTTTTTGAGGACTCACGTCATGAACAAAGCGCTCCGGCGACACCAGCAGCGCGTGGCCCGCTTGCGTCATCTCCGCTACATCTGGCGGGAGTGCGTCTGGTACTGGCATGGATGGGGCACGCAGCGGGATGTCGGCTGGCAGTTGCCCGAGAAACCGTGGCAGCTTCCGCATCGAGCGACGATGCGCTCAGAGCCCAAGCACTGGCGGAAGCAGTTCAATCTTCAGCCCTCGCGCATCCGACAGAATCAGCTCCTGCGGTCCATCGAGCGCGGTGTTGATCCCGACGCGATCCGCCGATGGCCCGACTACCGCAAGCCGCATATTTATTACTGGTGAGTGAGATAATCGACCCACTTTCCCCAGTAATCCTCCGGGCGGCACGCCCGCATCTCGCGCAAATAGTCTTCGTATCGCTGCACGGGACGAAGCACGCAATCACGCGCGTGATCCTGAGCGTAGTCGCGACCGCATTCCGGGCACAACGACGCTGTGCCGTCGCTGGCTGCACGCTGAGCGTCTATGGCAATATCCCCCCGCCATGTCGTGCACAACGAACAACTTGCGACGACTCGCCTACCTACGGCTCGACGGCGTACGACCGAACGAAACGGTTTGGTTTTGCTCGCGCTGTGACTTTCAGAAAGCCTCGGCGTTGCCGATGCCCTGGTGTCCGGTGTGTGAGGCCAAAATCGAGGCCGCTCGCGTCACGCCCGATCTAGTTGCTCGGATCAGAGCACACGCCGCGTGAGACGGGTGTCTCGTCTTCGATAAGGTTTCAGATTAGGAACAAGTTCGGACTGCACACAGGCTGTGTGCAACTTGTGTTAGGCTCTAGAGGTGTGCCCGCAGGCCCGTAGACGTGTACGGATCGTCCTGCCTGCTGGTTCGGACCCGTCGTGTCATGTTGGTGGATGTGACGCGGGTCTGCGGGCGCCTTCTCTGCCCAAGAGGCGAGAGCGACCATATCAGATTCGTAGGTGAACTGCCGTTACAAGTTATCCATTTTTGGGAATCACCAACGTTCGATTATCAAACGCGGTCACAGGCTTACAAGTTCCAGCGGCTGCAAAAACGTTAAGCCGCTGATCGGGCCATCGGCCCACAACACCGGCTTGTTATGCAGGCTGACGAGCCAGCAGTGCCAGCCGTTGCGTTGGTCGCGGCCGAAGAATCGCATCGAGATGTCCTTCATCTCCGGATGCAGCCCGGCGCAATGACATCGCAGATATGCGAGCAGCGCCTGCACCTCATCCTCGATGAGCACAGTGCGCGCCATCGACTCCATGTACGAGGCGCACCGGCTCTCGTGCGGACGAATCTGAACCTGCATCGGAACTCGCGTCAGAATCTGCGTCGTCATATCACCACCAGAAATGCACGATCAACCAGCGAAGCTGCTTGTTCTCCACGTAGAACAGGCGCGGCGTGTAGGAGTGGAAGGCCATCGCGCCATCGATGAGTTGGCCAATCCGCATGTTCGCGCGATGAGGCGAGCGCCATATAACCCACGCGAACTTCAGAACATCCCAGGTCGTCGTGCGGTATTTCATCGCCACACATCTAACCGATATGCCCGCGCTGGACGAGCCCTGGTGTCCATGTGCTAGGCTCCACTTGCGATCGGCGCCCACCACGCCGCTGAGCTACCGGACATCCACCGCCGGTACGCATTGGATGCGGAGGCAGGAGTTGCACCTGCGACCTCATGGGTATGAACCATGCGCGCTGCTACTGCGCCACTCCGCGGTTTGACAAGGAACGAAAAAGGAAGGGTGGAGGCGCGAGATGAAACGGCATCATCTGAGCTTCAAGGGAGTTCCCCTTGATACCGTGTCCGCGATCAAGCTGTACCTTGCGAATCTAACCCAGTATCTCGCCGCGAACCCCGCGGACATCGAGGTGCAAGTCGGCGCACTCGCCGAATGCTTCGTTTCGATCGCGGGCGACGCTATCGAAATGCAAACGCTCGTCGCTGAGCGCGTGCGCGCGTGGATCGTCGAGATGCGCGAAGCCATCGCACTTCGGCAGGCTCGCCCTGAACTGACCCAGCTTGAGCAGCATGTGCTCGGCACGATCATCAATCACGGCGCCGCTATCTCAACGATCGAAATCTTGAGCAGGACGCACCTCGCACGCACGACCCTGAACGGCTCGTTGCGGCAGCTCGTTCTGAAAGGCCGACTGCTGCGCGAAATCCGTGGGCAGATTGGCTATTGGTCGCCGACCGAGAAGGGCCGCGAATTCCAACCTGAGCGCACACCCGAGGTCTCCTCATCAGGCGCTTCGATTCTGCCGATGCAGACTGCGGTGCTGCATCTGAGTGGCAAGCCGTGGAAGCAGCGGGGCCGCGGTCCCGCCAAACGATGAGCGCCGCGATTTCGTTGCTTGATGCGGCCGGCAATCCCTATCGAACGCGGACCGCATTGGGATCAAGATCGCGGCGCTCGCCCCTCGCGACAGAATTCCCCCGCGATGCCCGATGGCATCGATTCACCAGCTCGCCAGCGGTGCCTCGGGGATTGGCGGCGCGCTCACCGCGCAGACGTGGGCCGTTGAACCGGGTTACTCGCGTCTATGTCAGCTTCCCTCCGGACGGGTTGGCGAGTGAGCAGTCCGGGCCACTTTCTTCAAACTGTCAGGGCGGACCGAACATGGATGCCGAAGGCGTGCGCAGACGGTTGCGCGAGAAGGGCGTCGGGTTCACAACACAGAAGGCACTTGCCGAAGCCATCGGCATGTCGCCGCAGGCTTTGAACGGGATCATGAGGGGGAAGCGCGAGCCGACCGGGAAGCTGCTCGCGTTCCTCGGCCTCGAACGTGTCGTCCGCTACCGGATAGCGAGACGCTGAGCGCTCGCTGAGCCTATATATAAGGAGTGAACGGTGCAGCAAGGAAACCAGGCTGGTCAGGGAAGACCGTCCGTCCTGCCCGCCCGCAGCCTCTATGGTTAAAGACGGGGAAATTGGGACTTCGCCGAAAAATGTTTTCGCGGAGGCGGCCCGGCGAACGGATCAGCGCCTCCGCGCCTCCTAGATAACGGAAAGCACCGAGACCTCCGTCTCAAAAAGGGAGGGGGGCGAAAGCTCAGCCCCTTCTCTCGGATGCCACGGCGCAGCAGACTCGCTGGCCGTCCTCGGCTAACCACGGTCGGCTCCTTGTCAGGGTCGAGAAGGTGACTGTGGGTGGCGGAGGGGGGCAGGACGCCACAAATACGTCCTGCTCCCCTTCGATTTCCGTACAGGGTCAGTACACCGTCATGTTGCACATGGACGAGCACCAACCTCCGACCAAACTCGCCAAAATCGATACATTTCCCGTTTTCAAGGGACAAGGGAGAATGGAATGCCTCGATTCAAATGGATAACAGTCTCGATCAGCATCATCACGCTGTCCGCCTGCGGCGGTGGCAGCAGCTCCGATAACACTGTCACTTCAAACGCACCCCCTCCTCCGCCCCCGCCGCCGGCACCAATGGTCGGCTACCTCTTGAACGTCAAAGGCGTGCGCTTTGAATCGTGCGGCGGATACAAGGGGTACACCGGAGCCGGCGGTGTCTTCGGCTTCGCGCAGCTCCTCAACTGCACTGTCTCCTTTTCGATCGGTGGCATGCCCCTCGGCTCGACTGTAATTGCCGATTGGAACGACATGGTCATCACGCCATACGATCTACATCAGGGCACGCTGTCCACTGACGCGGTCGCGCGCACGAACATCCTGACGCTAGCTCAAACGCTGAACGCTCGCCCCAATTCACGCGGCGTCATCGAGATCAGCTCAGAGACCGATCAGTTGGCGCATGACGCCGGATGGACGCCGATCGATTACGCTTCGATCGATTTCAACTCGATTGCTTCCGCTGAAATCCAGAAGCCACTCGTCGATAGCGCGCGCGCGACCAGCGACTACAACCCTTCAGTGAGTTGCCTTCACGTCGGCTACTTCTTCGGAGGCACGAGTGGCTCAGTGGCAGGGCCATCCGATTCCAATGGCAACCCGACAGAAACCAATGTGGTGACGACGCTCATCAACGGCATCGCGACGCCCGATGGCAATGTATGGCTCGCGCTCAATCGCGTTACGAATTTCTACAGCTCAGATTTGGCGTCGGACTACGATCGCCTTTCGGGCAGAGTCATCCCAACCACCATGGGGCTCGGCTTCGACGCGGTCGGTTCCAAGATTTCCAGTCGTCTCTTTTTCAAGTCGGCCTTCCACTTGAATGGAGATGTGAGCCTCATCGGCAATGGAGATTGGAAGGGCGTCCTCACTACAACCCAGGACCAACGGATTCTGGAACTCTCGGACGCGCCTCCTGGGAAGGCCGTCAAAGACGCGCCGAATTGGAATGATATACCCGACCTGAAATTCGCCGGGCGTACGGCCGATACCTACCTGCTCTCACTTGAGGTGTACGCCGACGATGGTGTCCGTGTCATCGTGAATAACGCGATCGCCAACACGGTGACGAAGCGCGGCGATCAAGCGCTACTCAGAGGCTTCATCGATGCCAACGACAACGTGACAGCCACTGGCCACACGGGATCAGACCAAGAGGAGCGCTCGTACAAATTGGTCGGCAAGATCGATCGCGCGAAAATGATCTTCACCGGCTATGTCATGACGTGGACGCCTACCGCGCCCAATCCAGTCCTGTACATGGAATTCACCGAAGAGGCGCCCGCAGAGGGCTGCGCCGTCTTCCCTCACGTCTGATGAAGTCCGCACCAAAAAGGAGACAATAACTTGAAGAACATCATCGGAACGACGTTCGTTCTCGCCTTGACACTCTGCGGATGCGGAGACGGAGGCAGCGATTCAGCTCCACCACCGCCGCCGACCGCCCCGGCAACGCCTCCCGTGAAAAGGACGGGCTACTTCCTCAACGTCAAAGGCGTCCGCTACAAATCATGCGGTGGATACGAAGGCGTCACGGGCGATCGAGGTGCTTTCGACTATGCATCGTACGGCCAGTACAACGCACCCGACTGCCTCGTCACATTCTCGATCGGCAAGATGCAGCTCGGGTATCCCGTGCTCCTTGACGGCGACCCCTACACGCACAAAGTGGATGCCCTCGTCATCACGCCGTATGACCTCGTCAAGTACGACTATGACGCTCGTTTCAACGACGATCATTCTCCGGACCCCATCCATGAACCGGCGCGCAACAACATCCTGACGATGCTGGAATCGTTGACGGCGCGCCCGAACTCGCGCGGCGTGATCGAGATCAGCACAGAGACGGATCAGTTCGCGGACTCTGCCGGATGGTCGATCCTATGGGGCGCACCCGACTTCCGCGACCGTGCAACAGCGCTGCTCGGTCCTGCGAACAAGACGCTCGTCGAGACGACTCAAGCAATCAACGACTACGCGCCGACCGTGAATTGCCGCAACACCGGCTACTACGACGGCTTTGGGTCCGGGGGTCATGGGACAACACAAGTGTACGACTCCAATGGCAAGGAGACGTTCGACTCCATCGATTTGGAGGTTCATGGTGTCGTCACACCGGATGGAAATGCGTGGCTCTATCTGATGGATAAGCAGTCGCCGTACAACCCCGTTAAGGTTGTTGACTATGACGTGTGGAGCGGCACGGTAGCGCCGGGCGCCTTCGGCCTGGGCTTCAATGCGGTTGGATCAAAATCGAGCGGGGCCGTCTACTTCGAGGACGGATTCAACATGGCGGTAGATAATGCCACGCAAATCGGCGCGAAGGATTGGACGCCGGGCCGATTCTCGGTCAGGCAGGACGAGCGGGCCAATGCGTTTACGCGCTTCACCAGCACGTCACCGCACTACTTCGATTTGCCGGTCCTGAAATTCGCCGGGCGCAACGATACCCATCTGCTATCGCTTGAGGTGTTCGCCGACAACACCGTGCGCATGATCGTCAACGATGCGAAGTCGGATACGAAAACCGGAAGCAGCGACGCTGCATTGCTAAGTGGTTCGGTCAGCGGCGATACCGTGACGGCCGAGTCAACGGGATCGCAACGCTCGTACAAGGCGGTTGGGACAATCGACCTCGCGAACATGACGGTCAGCGTCACTGTGACAGTGACCACGCCGACCCAACCCGATCCGCAGCCCTACATGAGCATCACTGCTGCGTCCGGCTGTACGGTCTCCCCCACTCTCGATGCGACATGAAAGGCACCATAAGAATGAATGCACGCCTCGTGATAATCATGCTCGCGCTCGGCCCCGCGTCGGCTAGCGCGAGCCCCCAATTTTATTTCGCTCTCGCGGGCGGAAAATCACAGTTCAAGCAGTTCGAGGAGTTGCAGACCGCGATCTACTCGCGAATGGCGGATGAAGAATTCAAGATCGAATCGCTCGCGCGGTGTGGCCAGTGCGGTCAACGTGAGGAGATTGCCTGGGCGTACAGCGCAACGGCGGGCGCGGAATTCGGAGCGCATTTCGCAGCAGAGCTGTCTTACAGCATGCTCGCGAAACCCGATTACCGCGCATCGAGCACCCATTTCGCGCACCTGCCCGACAATCTCGGGGCGGCGAAGTATTCGCAAACGATGAACGCCCGAATCGATGGCCTCGCGCTCTCCGTCGTGGGCTACTTGCCGCTTGACTTGGGCTATCGAATCTACGGGCGCGCGGGAGCGCTTTACGCGCGAGCGCGTGCGAAAGGCACACTCTGCGGCATCACCGAGACAGACGAACAATTCTGCTCGCCGCAAGTGACGAACGATGTGCTGACCGGTGAGCCGATCGGCGGATTCGCGCCCGGTCATCTTGGAGACGTGCGGGTCAGCGCGAACTCCCTGATGCCGACGCTCGGGATCGGCTTTGAATGCACCAATTGGAGCGGCCTCGGTTGGCGCATTGATTACAGCATCTACGGCCTCCGCAATCCGAAGTCGTCGAACGATGCGCCCCCATTGCAGGGCGTGCCCTCGACTGGCGTCGTTCAATTCCTGTCAGTCGCCGTGACACTTAATCTCACCCAACTAATGAGGCACGAGCAATGAGACGACGACTCGTTTTTTTCTTTATCGCAGCTCTGATTGTCGGGTCCGCGCTCTACATGGTCATCGGACGCAGCACACCGCATGCACTCACGCCGGAAGACACTGGCTCCTTGGGCTACCCTGATGAGGACCCCAGGCCGGGCCGCACAGACGGCGACTCCCACGGCATCACCACATACTTTGGCGACGCCGAAGAGAACAACGCCTCCAAACCGAAAAGTCCTTCGGAGCAACGCTGACGCGGCGGGCGGCCGGCATCGTCCAGCGGTCCCGGCCGCTTTTCCCGCATGAGGCCCGACGCGATGACAGCAGCAAATCAATCATTTGCGGGATGCAAGGAGTACATCCGCATGTGCGCCGAGAATGAATCGACGATCTATGTGTTACCGGCCGAAGCCGAGTCCATTGCCGCGGCCCATCCTGGCGTGTACACGCTGACGAAGATGCAACTCACCGACGACGAGGCACGCCAGCTCAACGAGAGTAACGCCAGGGTCCACGCGCAGCAGGCGTGGCGTCGCCTGGTTGTTAGAAATCATGAGGGTCAATCATGAAGCTGAGTCGCGTAATCCTATTCGTCGTCATCGCGAACATCGCGCTCTACATCTGGTTCGCAGCGACACGACCCGCTCACGCAGAAGCAGCGCCACCGTTCGATCGCAAGCATTCAATTGCGAAGCGCCGCGACACTCAACTCATCATTGAGCGTGGTGAGGGGGAAATGCTCCGCGAGTGGAGATGCCAGGACGAGTACCGCTCCGCTCCCATTCCGCTGTGGCGGGACACCCTCCGATTCGATGGCGGAGGCCATGCGGAAGAGCACGCCGCATCGAGCACCTGCGACGAAGCCGACCGAGCCATTAGCGCGACGTAGA